AAAAACACTTTCGAAATAACTACCTAAGCAGCTACTGCAAGTTCTACACTTTGTAGTGGTAGAGCACTAGCGATAAATCCATTCCCTCTAGGGAAGAACTTAGCGACTTTAGAATAACTATTTTCGCCAGTTAAAAAGCATCGTTGCTTGCCATTTATACTTCCATCAGAATGTCAAAGCCATGTCACCCCCGTATAAAAAAAAGCTTATAACAAGGCCGAAGCCCCGTCATAAGCGAACAATCACACAAGTTATCGTTAGATAACCTATCCAAGGGAATTGTTATCTGATTGTGATGTCATAATTTGTTGCTGCCCAAAAGTCTATTTCATCTATAGTTTTTTGTCCAACTCCTTTTACAGCCTCTAATTTACGTACTGTAACTGCTTCCAGATCGTGCACATAAACTATGTGTAGACCTTTAATACATTTCTCTGCCCTTGTGCTCAGAGTAGTAGGATTAACTTTATGTGCCGCTAATGTAGCTGCTAGTTCATCCGCTTTTGATAATACTTCATCAAGTTTGTCATGATTTGCTGTATGCTTTTTCATGTTGTCTTGTAGCTCATTGTTCTCTTTTGAATATCCAATGTAAAACATTAGAAAAATAATAAGACATAAACTCCCAAGGATAATTAATAGTGTCATAGTAAAGATTTTAATTTGGTTAATAAATTAGTACTGCGTGATTTGTAATGTTGAAGTAGTTTATCAACAACACATAGAAAGGTAGAGTTATCTACATTGTCAAGGTTAGCTTCATAATATTTTGGATCACTATGACCATCTTTGTGGTCATGTATAGATTCATCTATATTACTAAGTGCATCAACAAAGTCTTCAGGGTTTTTAGAGTTCTTTAAAGCTTTAAGTAAGTCTCCAGGCCCTGCTACATTGCTTTCTTCTGTGTGTTTAGGTGTTACCTTAACATAAATTTGAACATCTATTTTAACGTCTTCCTGTTCAAGTGATAGACGTGCAAGACTGTCCAGTTGTTCGCTATACTTATCAGCAGTTTCTAATTCTTTTAGAACACTGTTACTGTTTTTGAGTATTTTGCTAATTCCCTGGGTCTTACTGATTGATTTGTTTGCCATATCTAATATTTAAAGTTATAAATATACAAATAATTGTATAACTATATAGTTAAAACTTATTTAAAAGTCATTTGTATCTGATTCCATATGTGCTACTAGTTTCTTTTTGTTTATTATGTCACCAGTATCCATTGACATGAGTTTAGAAAGGTCATCAGGGTCCCGTAGATCTGCTGTGTTTCCACTATCAAAATCTTCCATGTCACCTTTAACTTCATTTATCATATCATCTAAAGGTAAATCATCTAACTCTATACCTCTCTTTCTCATCTGCTTAGCAAATTGACTTGCAATAGCTTTCAAAGTTTTCGCAACTCTAGGCCCTTCTTCATCATTATCACTTTCTACTAGTCTTCTTGTTATAAACTCAGACAAAAAGAATGCAGCAAAGAAAAAGTCTTCATGATCTTTAAGTAACCCTCGTTGTATAGCTAAAGTAATAGTTCTTTCTAATATTGCTGATTTAGCAGCTTCATCTTCATCGAATTCATTTAACGAGTCATTAAAACATTTAATGATCTCTTTTTGTTGGTCTCTATCGAATCCAACTGACTCTCCAAGAGAGTTTGCGTCATGGTTGTACCTGGTTTTCCCCATAGTAATTGTTTAATTAAGTTAATAAATACTCTTAACCCTAGTAAATGAATACTAGGATTAAGATAAGAATACAGATGACTACTCTGTGTAATAGGATTGTACGCTTACGTTGTGCAAGCTCCCATCTAAGTCTTCGAATAAGTTTAACTTTATTCATAGTTTAAAATATAATGGGCTGAGATTACACCATTATACACACATCTTTAGTTGTTTAGTTCCTCCTTAAGGTTAACAACATATCCACTATTGTCTCCAATAGTAATGTGCAGTGACGGTTAGTTAGACTAACCACTTCTAATGTTACTACTTACTCACGAATTACTCGAACGTAATATAAAGCCGCTAAACTCTATATCAGTCTTTTACTCGCAAACAGAATCATCTTGAGGAATCATCCACTCTCTGTCAAGCAGAGATTTAGTCACCTTTCGGGAGTAACAGGCCAACACTTGTTCTTTTAGTTATTGTTATGCATTTACTTTCCAGGATGTGGTTGGTCCACAATTGCTTCGTCTTCTTTTGAAAGACAAAATACAATACATCCTAGGTACAACTTTTCATCGTTATAGTATTTCAGGTTATATCTTATTCCCTAAGATTGCCCATCATACTGACTTATACTCTTTATTAACTTGACAGTTAACTCAGAACTAAATCTACAGTTATTTCCTATTGCTATCGCTAGCTCATCCCTCCAACTAAAAGAAGAGATACACATACCCTCAGACATTCGTCCATTGGTGCCGTGTAGTATCCTGCTTGCTTGGTTTGACCATTATAAATAATGGCAACAATTACTGTTCATGCGTGCAGTAATTGTCATTAGGTACATTGCTGTACTTATCGGGCCAAGCCCACTACCCAAGGTTGTAACACCTTGACGCTCATAGCCTAAAGTCTATTTATACTCGCTATGACGAGTTTATTGATTGTATTATTTCTGCCAGGTTGCTTTGTTTCTGAGTCGTTTGTACGCCCCATAGTCAAATGATCGCTGTAATTTCTCGCTATATCTTACGAAAGATACAGATATAATAAATGATATTGCTACTCCCATACCCATGAGAGCTACTCTGCCCAATGTTTGGGCTTCATCATATACACCAGCTGTAACTAGTGCATATATTAGCATTACTAATAGTATGACAGTTGCAATTCCGAAGAATATAGACATTATCAGACTAATGATGCTTTTAATAAAGATCTTATTTCTTTTCATATAATAATGTATTCATATTTATTAGAAGAACAGCAATACCCAAGTAAACGGTAGTCAATACCATTTACTGTGAGCGCTGGTCCACGATACTCGCTATATTTTAACATGTTTTACAGTCTTCTAACCACTTAGCATGTACGCTAACTGCAAATTTAAGTATAATTACATGTATTGCAAAGTTCTTGAGTGTACCATCTAGTACTACTCCGAAGCCGAAAGCTCCTTTTGTCCATTCTAAATTAAGTGCTAGTCTTAGCCTTTTGAAGAATGTTAAATCGATTAATTCCTTGGTTTTAAACATAAATGTGATATTGTTTTAATTGTTAATATAAGTTGTTAAACAAAGTGGTGATGAGTGTACTTTTACATACACCCATCATCACATTAAGTTATTATCCTAATTCCTCAGGACTCTCTTCCACAGCAGTCTCTACATCGTTCATTTGTTCATTACGTGTAGTTCCACCTGTTACATCACCTTCATCACCCATAATCTCACCTGTATCTAGGTCAAGATTACCTAAGTCTGATAAATCTTCTTGTCCATCTAGGTCGTGACCATTAGATTTGAATACAGAAGTTATAGACTCATTCTTAAGTATAACTAAAGAACAAGAGTCAACAGTTCTATCACCTACCATATAAGATGGTACTTGTCTAGTAACTATGTCTCCAGGTATTTGTTTACCTACGAAGTTCTTAATCATTGAAGGGTTACCACTTTTCCATACAGGATTATCTGATGAGTCAGTAGTTTGTGCAATCACTCTAGTTCTTTCTACTCCAAATGGATTAGATGGATCTCTGAATGTTGCAATGTAGTAGTTTCGACCGTCTGAAGTCTGGTTTAGCTTACCATTGATACCGTCTTTGTCATCAACAAGAGTTGCATCTGGTTTAGATGATAATCTGATGTTAACTAATAATAATTTTGCGTCAGTCGCCACTGTTTGTAAATTTGCCATGATTGGTTTGTTTAATTGGTTTATTTATAAATAAGGTTAATAGTACTCTAGATAAAAGAAAAGGACTTATACGCACCCACCTATTTGGATGGATTACGATGCCTAATCTATGTTACAGACTAGCATAGCGTGTTACACGTGCACACACTGTACTATCTGGAGCTTGTCTATATCCAGTGGACTGCTCAAAACACCACTGAGTTATTGTTATAAAACATATGACATAACATAGCACCAATGATGGACAGTGACCTAAGTTTAGGTGTATCCGTCAGATTATTACTGTGTATTTCATGTCCAATCATCCATCAAAGTGGTGAGTAGGTAACAATCCGTAGACTCGAATCTGCAATCATTGTGCTATATTATATCAATCAGTGTCTCAGGGAAAGAGATACATAATGTCGTAAATAGGGTCTTTGAGACCAAGTGCACACAATCGAACTTAAATTTGATTTAATGTGCAATAACTAGTTAGAGTGATTGAATTTGGCTGGATAATGAACAACAAGTAAGATGGTATGAGTGGTGTTGTGTCGTCTAGTGACTAGTTTCTCTTAAACAATTGCATATCCGTATGCAGATACGTCTAATCATGTCTTGATACTGACTACTATGGTCCGTTGGATGTGACATTCCCACTGATACATCATCTTACTGTGTGTCCAATTAATAGTAAGAGTGCTTGAATTTGGATGGTAAAAGAATTGTAATTGTTCATGATGCAAATTGATTAGAAGCACACACTCAGATAGGTGAGTATGTACCTCTTTCCCTAAGCTGTGATTTCTAAGCTATCTAAGTCAGATAAATCATCTTTCTTAGACTTCTTAGTATCCCAGTCTTTAGTATCGAGTACAACCTGTGAACCCTTCTTGTCAGCTAAGTAAGCCTCGAAGTCTTCAACATCGTCACGGAAGATAGTGAAGTTCCTGTGTCTAAGGCGTCCAACAACATCAGGCATATGATGCCCTGCTACTGCTACCCCTTTAAGGAACTTGTTACCATTCTCCGCTGTATGCACACATGTGTCTAGGTCTAACACCTGAGCTCTAGTTGATGGAGTCTTTACCTCTCCATTCTTGTCAAGCTTAGGTGCTGTCATCCAGCCCATGATTGTTACAGGTTGTAACTCAGTTTGTCTTATTGTTGTATGTGTATTTCCCATAGCTCAATAGTTTAAACTGGTAGCATCTCTCATGCTACATCATCCTCCTTGTATTCTACTGTGTTGTATTGAATGACTTATTGTCAACCACAGCATACTGTTTAAATGCAGACTTGTATTCCTAACAATACAAGAGAGATTTAGGACGGGGGATGTTTCCGTCCAAAATTTAGTGGGGGTGTTTGATTATTGGTGGGTTAAGATCTCGAAGACTCAAACAATTAATATAAATTTAACAATAAGATAACATACATCTAATACTATAGTATTATATTTGTTATATGGAAAAAGAAAAGATAGATATATCTCCAATAATATATATTTTAGTTCTAGTAACAGTATACTGTATGGCTATGTAATAGCTTTATGTAATCAAATTCTTTATAGAATATTTTTTTTATAATATTTTTTTACTTAGTTTTGCATCACTAAACATCACTGGTGAAAGTCCAGGATACGGGATCAAGAAAATAAATGATATGACATCCCGCTACTACGTCTAATGGTATATACAATTCATACTATATACCACCACTGTAATTAAATTTACAGCTTAGCTTTCAAAAAGTCAGTGGACTTCTCATCAAATAGATGAGTTTCGGGAATACAAACACACTTGCGGGAGGGATATGTGTTTATTCACAAAGTTAAAGAACTGAAATAATAAGCAGTTTACTAGAGTAACTCAATTAACAATGCGAAATACTTGATATATACTTGGTTGGGGGGATTTTTTTGTCTATCTTTGCCAAATATAATAGCCAAAGATGAAGCGAATAAAGAAAGAAGTTATAAAGAGAAAGGATTTTAACCCTAAGTACCTTAAACTTGTAAATGTAATTTTACCTAACCCATTGACCACAAAAGAGATTGAAGTACTATCTTGTTTTATGGAACTGCAGGGGGATTTAGTAGAATTAGACAGGTTTGGAACTCAAGCTAGATCTTTAGTTAGAGAACGATTAGGATTTAAAACTAATTCTAATTTAGATAATTATATAAAGTATTTTAAACAGAAGGGAGTAATAATGAAGGATGAGAAGACAAACAGACTTGTACTAAGTCCTAAAATAGATGTAAAAAAGGAGAATGAGGTAGTACTTACATTCGCCTTTAAAATTAAGTAAAATGGAATCCACAATAGACATAGTAGGCAAAATAATTAGAGCAAAACAGGCTTATATAAAAGAAAAGAATGATAAACCATCTACATTAGTTGTAGATCCGTATACAGCTGCTGCTTTAAGAGATCACTTAGGTATGTCTGATTTTGACGAGTTAAAGTCTTTTAAAAATATGAAGATAGCTGTATCCATACACAATGAAGGAGAATTCAAAGTATTATAAAATAATAAGTGAGGAAACGGGTTTATCCGAGATAAAGATAGACATTATAGTTAGACATCAGTTTGCATTTCTAAAACGAAAGATGCAGGAAGATGGTTTGCAGGGTGTTTTATTGCATGGATTAGGCACATTTAGAGCAAGAAGAGGACGTATTGACTTCCTAATTAAGAAGTTAATATGGAGATTAAGGAAAAAAAGTGGAAATGATTTGGAGTTAAAAGAAAAAATTCGTTATCTTTGGGCCGTAAGAAAAAACACTTATAAATAATGACAAAAAAAGAAACAATGGAAGTAGCTAGACAATACTGGGAAAGTATTCTAGCAACCCGACAACTTGAATTAGTAGAACTAGTTCAGGATCAGGCTGAATCTTTAGAAGTAAAAGGACAGGCTGTTTTAGATTATAGTCCTCACATAATGAAGGCTAGTCAAAAAGTAGAAGAAGTAACAACAGTATTAACACAATTAAAAACATTAAAAAATGGCAACTAAAGAAATGGTAGACGCACCACAAATGCCCCAAGGTATGGGACAACCGCAAATGGTTACTCCAGAGCAAATGATGGAGCAAAAAGAAGCACAAGAATTTCAAAAAATGGCTTCAAAGACAGAATTAAGAATTAGACGAGCTAATATTATTATGAATGGTTTAGCAGTAGGAGGAGATGTAGTAAAACCTTTATTTGACGATGCAACTCGTGAAGTTTTAGCATCTAAATTAGCTGAGATCTTAAAAAGTATTTAATATGAAATATAAGGATCACGAATACAAGCAGGGTATCAAAGACTGTATCATTACTGATGATAGCGTCCAAATGACATTTTGTAAGACTTGTAAAACGTGTCCAGCCGTAAACATTACTAAAGATTCTGACATAGTTGTAGTAGGTGGTGACGATGAAGGTTACACTAAATTTACTAAAGCACAGTTTGAATTATTTATAGAAGAATGTAAAGCAGGGACGTTTGATAAGTTTTATGACGAGTCTATACAAAAAACATTTTGTTAAATGGGAACTTTTAATAATATAAAAGAAGGTTGGATTAACTTTATTAAAGCTAATGAGAACTATGACCTACTTCCCGACAATGTTAAAGAAATGTCAGAGAGACGCGCTGAGATTTGTAAAGTATGCCCAGAGTTAAAAGAATCTGGTATGCTTTTTCAAATTGTAGAACGTTTACTCCCTAATGGAGTTGGCAAACAGAAGATGAGAAAGACATTCGACCCAGAAAGCGGTGAGAAAGGAGATGTTTATACAGGATATAAATGTGGCGCGTGTGGATGTGCCTTTCCTGCAAACGTAATGGCTCCTGGAAAAGCCTGTCCTAAAAATAAATGGCCAGCTGAAAATATACAATTATAATAACAATACAATGACAAAAGATATAAAAATGGTAGGTGATAACATATTAGTATATGTTAAAATACCTTCAGAAGAAACAGAATCAGGAATAATAATAGGCGAAGAAACTGCAAGACAGGTACAAAAGAACCTTACAGGAAACATTATAGCGATTGGCCCAGACGTGAAGAAATTTTCAGAGGGAGACGAGATATTATTACCTCCAGGAGGTAGTATTCCTATCTCATACGAGGATGATGTATATCATGTATTTAAAGAATTTGCATTATTTGCGAAATTAGAAAAGTAAATGGCACAAAAATATCATTTTGTAGATGTTACACTTACAGGTAATAAAGCTGCGGTGATAGCACTAGTTTACATGTATTTTGGGCATGTCGAAAACGTAAAAGTTGTAGAGACAGGCAAAAATAAATGTAAAGTAACTATTGCTATACCAGTATCTGCAGATGAAATAGAAGCCGAACTAAAATGAGACATTTATTTGATCTAAAAAATAGACAAGTAACTTTTTCACCTCAAGCTTTAATGATACCAGAGTTTGAAGCTCTGTGGAAGCGTGATAAATCTAAAGATAAAGAGAAAGGACTAAGAGAGCTTTCATATGTTTACTTCTTATCTGATTATAAATCCCCTTACGTAGCATCTTTATCTCCTGAAATTATAGCGAAAACTGTAGCGAAGGATTTCCTCAAAGACGAGAATTATGAGCCAGATGAAAAGGTATTAGCTGCTATTAACAAATATAGAGAGCTACAAATTACACCATCTATGCTTTTATTAGAAGCGTCTCTTAAAACAGTCCATAATCTAACGGAGTACTTACAATATGTAGATCTGCAAGAGAGAGATAAAAACGATAAACCTATATATAAACCTAATGATATTACAAGTGCTTTATCTAAAATAGGAAGTATTGTAGAATCTTTACAGAAAGTTAGGGATAATGTAGAACGTGAGATTATGCATACAGCTCAATTGAGGGGTCAAAGAAAGAAAGGTAATAGGGAGGATCCACAATAATAAGAATAACGTATAGCTAATAGTTATATTATTAAATAAATTTTATTATCTTTGTCAGATAATATTACATATATTTGCAATGAGAAACATTTGGACAGAATACTTAACCATAAAAGGAGGGGACTTCCCTGCTTGGTGGGCTAGTCTTTCTGAAGAAGAAAGGGAAGAATTGATCAAAATAAAAGCAAAGAAATGCGAAAAATAAGCGAACATGTTAGCTATAAAGAAGGTGTACATAGTAACACGGCTGTAAGACGAGGACTAATAAATATCCCAAATGCCGATCAAGTAAGTTGTATGCAAGATATTGCGAGACTATTCTTTGAGCCATTAAGAGAGTGGGTTAATGGTCCTATAAAAGTTAACAGTTTTTTTAGAGGAGAACCTGTTAACACAGCGATAGGCGGATCTAAAAACTCTCAACATATGAAGGGTCAAGCTATGGATATAGATGATACTTTTGGGCATAAAACAAATGCTGAAATGTTCCATTATATTAAAGATAATTTAGACTTTGATCAGTTAATATGGGAATTTGGTACTGAACATCCTAATGGAAATCCTAATTGGATTCATATTAGTTTTGTAACTCATAGAAAAAATAGAAAAAGAATAACAATTGCGGAAACTATTGATGGTAAAACCAGATATAGACACATAAGTAAATAAATAAAATAAAAATTATGGCTACTACGGCAAAAATAACATTAGCAAGTCCAGATTTAACTTCTGACAGTTTAAGCTTAACTTTAACTACTACTTTAAAGACAACAATTGGGGATAATACAACAATGACAAGTGGAACCCAAAGAGTATCTATAGCAGCAGGAGTTGTAGATAGCGAAAGTCTAGCTAATACTAGAAAATATGTAAAAAGATCAACTGCTTCAGCTACGTTAGGAACAAACTGGAATAAAAATTATCTATACGTAAAAAATGTAACTGGTACTACAGGACAAGGTACTGTAATGATACTTTCTGATGGGGGAGATGTTAATATGGGGAATGGTACCTCAGGTAGTTGTGAGGCTACTACTTGTGATCATGCTATTGCAACTTTAGTAAAAGATGATTGGATGTTTATACCTTGGCCAGCTTATGGGGGACTACACATACAAAATAAAGATGCATCAAATGCAGCTTTAATTGAATTTATGGTAATAAGCTAATGTCAAAGAAATTTGGATTAGGGGCAACTTATGTCAGAACAAGACGTAAAAAAAGACCAGGAGTGCATTCCAAAACAAAGCACTCTACACATAAACATTCCGTTAACTATATAAAACCATACCGTGGGCAAGGAAAATAGAAAAGGAAAAAAAGAAAAGTCGTATAGTGAGAAACTTTTAGAAGACGAAAGGGTTCTTCATGAAGCTATGATAAATGGTTATATGCTTGTCGTAGGCAAATTAACGTACGAAGAATTATTAGATGCAGATAGTGATGATGGAGGAGGTTTATGGCTTCCTACAGGTTTTGACGAAGCTGCTTCTGTTGACCAATTAATAGAATATTTTGCACAACCAGAAATAGAAGAGTACGAAAGATGTGCTGAGCTGGTAAAGATTAAGGAATATCTAGAAGAGACAGGTCAGAATGACGAACTGACAAAAATATACAACAACACAACATGGGTGAAAAAGAAAGAAAAATAGGATCTGAATGGAGTAAACTAGATCCTAATAAAGAAAACCCAGTAAGACATACAGGTCAGAAATATCTCAAATTTGTAAATACAGCCGTATTTAGCGAGTCCGCAAGACATTATTTAAAACACAAAAGTTACACATTAGCCCCTATGGGGACTTCTGAGTATATAGAGTTTTGGGACGAAGAAGAAGACAGATGTATAAATGGGTACACTGTAGGAGGTACTCGAATTACGGGCGAGCATTATGCCTACTTAAACTACGGAAGAATTTTAGCGACAGTTACACAAGGTAAACGACAAAGAAAGATAGATACCTTTCCTAAGTTTCTAGATATGGATTACTATTGGTATCATGAGCTAGAAGAAGCTGAGAGAAATGGTGAAGGTATGATCGTAGTAAAAGCTAGGCGTAAAGGATTCTCCTATAAAAACGCATTTGGTATGGCTTGGAAATATAATTGGTTTCCTAATTCTATATCTATATTAGCAGCGTATGAGAAAACATTCTGGGCCAACACTATGGAGATGGCAAAGAATATGATAAATTTTATCAATGAAAATACAGATTGGGCAAAAGGATTCCTACACGATAGGCAGGATGCTATTAAATCTGGGTATGTAGAAAAAGATCCTATATCTGGTATAGCAATACAGAAAGGATTTAAATCTGAAATACTAGCACTATCATTTAAAGATTCTCCTCAAAAATCTGTAGGTCGTACAGCTGAACGAATGTTATTTGAGGAAGCTGGAGATTGGCCAGGGTTAATGCAGGCGTATCAACGTTCGTATCCTCTATTTAAAGATGGTAATATTATGATTGGTATACCTATTATATATGGAACAGGGGGTAATAATAAAAACGGAACTAATGCAGATTTTGAAGCTATGTTTTATAATCCCTCAGCTTATGGGTTAAGGTCGTATGAAAATATATACGATGAGACGGCTGTTGGAGAAGCAGGTTGGTTTGTTGATGATGCATGGTACAGAGAGCCTTTTGTAGATACAGATGGAAACGCTTTACGAGAGAAGGCGATAGAAGATATTGATTTAGAAAGAGAAGAAAAGAAAAAAGCAGATCCAAAAGCATATAATATGATGGTAACACAGCACCCTCATACTCCTAAAGAAGCTTTCTTAAGAAATGAAGGAGCAGTTTTTCCTGCTATTGAGTTGTATAATGTGTTAGCCAAATTAAAACAAGACGAGAGATATAAAAAATTAGGAACTCCTGGGACTATGTTTGAAGAGGAGGGGACAACTAGATTTAGACCTGACCTCAACAAAAAGTTATTTCCTTTACATAAATTTCCTCACGGGCCTAACGACCCACAAGATGGGTGTATAGTTATATACCAACACCCTCCCGAAGACATGCCGTATGGTATGTATAAAATAGGACTTGACCCTGTAGCTTTTGATAAATCTGGGAGTAAGTCTTTGAATGCAGCTTATGTATATAAATCACATCAAAAGTTTGACTTTGGGTATGATGAAATAGTTGCAGAGTACGTAGGAAGACCAGATAATATTGAAATATATAATAGAAATTTAGAATTATTAGCTGAATATTTTGGAGGAGCAGAAATTATGTTTGAAAATGATAGGGGAGAAGTCTTATCTTATTTTAAACGTAGAGGTAAAATGCACTTATTAGCTAATCAACCAGACAATGTAATCTCAAAAGTTATAAAAGATTCTACAGTAGCTAGAATAAAAGGGTGTCACATGAATGACAGAATGAAAGACGCAGGTGAAAAATTTATACTTAGGTGGTTATGGACAGAGAGGGGTAAAAAAGATGATGGTTCTATGATTTATAACATGGATCTAATTCCTTCACCAGGATTAATAGAAGAATTGATTCAATATCATAGACAAGGAAATTTTGATAGAGTTATGGGGTTCATGCAAGTAATGTTCTGTGTAGAAGAAAATTACGAACAGAGTGTAGACAAAGAGCCATATGTTAATCCGAATATTAAATATTTAGTAGATAACATGGATAAAATGTTTAAAAGATAATACTATATTTGTAAGTTAAGAAAAGAAAGAAAAGAAAATACATAAATTATGGCATCATATGCATTTCCACAACAAAGACTTTCATATTCCAAAAAGAAGGCTAACGACTTCCAATGGGCCAAAGATGTTATAGATGAAATAGATAAACATAGAAATATGACCACTGGTGGTCGTAATGATATCGAAAGAAAATCAATAAACTATGATTTATTTAATGGCGTCTTAGACATTAATGACTTTGAGTACGTTTGTAAACCTTATGGTATTGATGGTGTAGGTGAATTACCTGCTGAATTGAGACATTACGATATTATGTCTCCTAAACTCCGAGTATTATTTGGAGAAGAAATAAAAAGACCTTTTAATTTTAAAGTAGTCGCTACAAATCCTGAAGCTATTACTGAGAGAGAAAGGGAAAAATCAAAACTACTTCAGCAGTATATACAGCAAGAAGTTCAAATAAGAATTCAGAAAGCTATTATGGAATCTGGTTTATCTCCTGAGGGAGGCGTTCCAGAATCACAAGACCCTGAACAGGCTCAACAGATGCAACAACAAATTGCACAGATACAAAAACAAATGACTCCCCCAGAAATTGAAGAGTATATGAGGAGAGATTATCAAGGAACCATAGAAATTATGGGGAATCAAATGTTAGGATATCTGAAGAAAAAGGAAGCTTTACGTTTAAAATTTAATAAAGGATGGAAACATGCGCTAATTGCAGGCCAAGAAATTTACTGGGTAGGTGTAGTTAATGGAGAGCCATGTGTCAGAGTAGTTAATCCTTTATATTTTGAATGTGATAAAGATCCTGATATAGATAATATACAAGATGCACAGTGGGCTAAATACACTATGCGAATGACTCCTGGATCTGTAGTAGACAGTTTTGGAGAGTATTTAACAGAAAAACAAATAAAAGATTTATTTGATGATACCAGCACATCTGGTAATGCCCACCCATTGGGCTCCCCCGAATTCAATTACGATGACCAAGACGTATTTTCTTCTTCTTTTCCTTTCGAGTGGGATTCAAATAACACTGACAGTGAAAGCGGCTCTTATATAAGAGTCGTCCACTGTGAGTGGAAATCTTTAAAACGTATAGGATTCTTAACTTATATAGATCCTGAAACAATGGAAGAAGCAGAAATGATTGTTGACGGTACTTATAAACTTAATAAAGATGCTGGAGACAGCGCTATTAAATGGGAATGGATTCCCGAAGTATGGGAAGGTACTAAGATAGGAGATGATATTTATATAAACATGAGGGCTAAACCTAATCAATTTAAAGATGTAGATAACTTATATACTTGTAAATTAGGATATGTTGGTATGGCTTATAATAATTTAAACTCTCAATCGATATCTATGATTGACAGAATGAAGCCTTACCAGTATTTATATAATATAATGATGTATAGATTGGAACTAGACCTAGCGTCAGACAAAGGTAAAAAATTCTTAGCTGATATAACTCAAATACCATCCTCTATGGGAATGGATATGGAAAAATGGTTGTATTACTTTGATGCATTAGGTATTGCGTTTGTAAATCCTGCAGAGGAGGGAGCGAGAAATAAACCTAGTAATTTTAATCAGTGGCAGTCTATTGATCTTACCATGTCACAAACTATACAACAAAAAATATCATTATTGGAATATTTAGAAACTCAGTGTGGAGAAGTTTCTGGAGTTACTAAACAAAGAGAAGGACAAGTAGGCCCTAATGAACTTGTGGGTAATACTCAACAAGCAGTTGTACAGTCTTCTCATATTACAGAAGAATGGTTCTACCAACACAATTCTTTAAAAGGAAATGTTTTAGAAGCTTTAGTAGATACTGCAAAAGTTGCTTGGGGAGATGGAAAGAAACAAAAACTTCAGTACATATTAGATGATATGACTACTAAATTGATTACTATAGATCCTCCTGAACTGGCTAATTCTAGTTTTGGTGTGTTTGTCTCTGACTCTGCTAAAGACCAGGAGTTATTTATGACTATGAAACAACTTGCTCATGCAGCTCTTCAGAATCAACAAGCTGAGTTATCAGATGTTATTAAGATGTTATCTACAGATTCAAGTAGTGAAATTAAAGTTATATTGGAAAAAGCTGAAGAAGAAAGAAGAGGAAGAGAGCAAGAAATGCAGCAACAACAGCAACAAGCTCAGCAACAGCAAGCTCAAGCTCAGCAACAAGCTCAAATGCAGATAGCACAAGAAAAAGCAGCTATAGAAAAACAAAAACTTGAGTTAGATAAATATAAAGTTGATAGAGACAATGAAACTAAATTAAAAGTAGCTGAAATAAATTCATTTAAAAATCAAATGGATCAAGACTCAAATGATAATGGAGTCCCAGATCAATTAGAAATTGAAAAATTAAAAGCGCAAGTTCAAAATGATGATAGAAAACTGGAGTTGGAAAATCGTAAGCTCGATATCAAAGAAAAAGAAATGGTTTCAAAATCAAGTCAAGAGGATAAAAAGCGAGACCATGACTCGAGAGAAAAAGCAAAGGATAGAGCAAACAAGAAATCTAAAGACTAACAATGCCAGATCCAATTGAAAACCCATATGTAGCTCAGCGAGACAATACTCGCGTACATGTGCCTAATCCAAATATAGAAGTGGATAAAGAACAACCATGGGTTGATCATTTTGGTAATCCAAATGGAACTATTTATGATCCTCTCGTAGGTAATAATCCTAATAACCAGTGGATAAGTGGAGCATCTAATCAAACAAACGCTAGCCCAGAACAGAAACAAAGTTCACAGGATTATGCTCAAAACTTTATAGGAGCTGTTACACCCATCCCTGCTTTAGAAGGAATTAAGCTAACAGCAAGAGGAGCAAGAATTCCAGGACTTATAGATGATGCTATATTAAAACCAATATTATCTGGAGCTAAATCAATTAAATCTTTTATTTCACCTAAGTTTGTATCTGACGTAGATTGGGCAAAATGGAATAAAGCTATTCCAGAAAATAAAGAATTATTAGACGAATATCATTTAATAGAGCAAACTGCAAAGAAAAATAAAACTTGGATGAAAAATCCTGATGGTTCTGATTTTGTAGGATCTCCTGAACAATTTATACAAGTAAATAGTGGAAACTTTAAAACAGCTTATCCTGAAGGTTATGAATCTGTATGGAGAGGTGTATCACATGCAGAAGAAGGAGTTTTAAGATCTAAAAGAGGCCCTTATGGAGAAGATGTTCATATAAAAGATAGAAGAAAAGATATGACAGGGATGTTTACAGCTGACAAAAATGTAGCAAATACATATTCAGGAAGATATACAACTGAAGGAGTAGAAAGTGAACATCAGTTATATAATCTAGCAATGAAAAAGAGTTCTAATTCTTTAAAAATAGAAGGGTTAGGTAATACTTGGATGGATCTTAATACTATAGGTATTAGTAAAAAATTACTTAAGAGAAATATAGATCATTTAGAAACATCTGTAATAAAAGGTACAAAACCTCAATATCATGGAGGATATGATGCAGCAGCTGCATTAAAGAGTTATAAGAAATTTTATAAAAATTATGATGAGATAGTTAATAATTCAACGTATAAGAAGTTACTTAAACATAAAAAAGATTTAAAGAATATGGGTCATGATTTGTATACTTCAGATGATTTAGCAAGATTTGTAGAAATGCATAATCTAGATAATGTACAAATAAAATATCTTGACGATGCTATGTTCGGTGATATTAATATTTCTAATCAAATTCCTGGAAACTATTTAAAATCTTTAGAAGGAAATGTAGGTACATTTGATTTAACTAATCCTAGTGTATATAAAAAACATGGGGGACCTGTTTCTGAATATACAGACGGAACTAATGTTAGTGCTCAGATACAACCTTTAACATCATTTCAATCTCAAGAAACTCCTTATCAAGATCTAAATTGGTTACAAAAAGCCAATTATGGATTTAGTGAGGGTATGTACAATCAGCCCGTAATAGCGGGTAGTGCTCCAGGAGGAGGTATATTCGGTAAATTAGATAAAACATGGACTGGGATAAAGAAGGGGGTAGATCTTGCGGAAAGCTACGTACCTAAAACAGTAAGTTCTGATGCAGCATTTAATGCATCAAATAATCAAATAAATTTAAACGCAGAACGAACAGGAACTGCTACTACACACGGAAGTCAGGGTGTAGGAAATGGAATGTACATGGAAGCTCCTACATTTCAAGATGGAGCTAAAGTTGAAAATACAGAGATTGATTGGGATAAATTATATGAAAGTATTACACGAAGAGAGCACAGGGGTTACTACGGAAAGGAAGGATATAGTCCTTTTATAAGAACTAAAGGAACTAAAGGCCAGAGAGGTGGGACATCGAAAGGGTCTACTGCTTATGGTCCTATACAAATAACAGGAGATAGATTAAAAGATTTAAATACCCCAGGAAGAAGACAGAATTACTGGGATGACCCTACACAGGATTACCCTGAACAAGGAGGAGTGTCTTGGGACCAAGAATATGTAGACGAACTTTTGGAACAGTCTAGATTATTTAATAAATATGGAGGATCTGATATGCCTGAGAAAGGAGTAGACACTACTACAAACGAAGATGTAAGTCGTTATGGATATGGTAGAGAAGGGGATTTAAACTCTGAAGAAAATCAGAAAAAATATAAAGACTTAGGTATAGTATTACTTAAGGGAACACGTAACCTATTAAAAAGTGAATTAGATAGAGAGCCTACAACTGAAGAGTTGATTAAACATTGGAGGGGCGGAGATGTAGACGAAGAACCTGACTATGTTACTGATGTATTAACGTATTATAATACTAAAGAAGAACCTGTAGGAGAAATAAAGCAAAGTGAATATGGTCCAACTCCTAGTGGTGAATTAGAAAAAATAGATTTATCTGAAGAAGGTAATTATAAACAAGGAGGAACTGTCTACGCAAAAGATAACAAAGAAACTAGTAGATATTTAAAATCCTATAAAAAGTTTAACGATGGGGGAAAAGTTGGGAAAACTAGAGAAGATAAATTTACAGGATGGGTTAAAAATAGAAAAGTACATTTACCTGAGGGGATAAGCCCACATGTAGATCCTGAAATGTTATATAAAGATCAATATAATACTGAACTTGTAGATGAAGAGTATAGAGATTTTTTATTATGGGCTACAAATTGGACAAACCCTAATTCAGGAAAGAAAGTAAATATGATGGATGAAGGAGCTTATGATGTAAGAGGGTTCTGGAAATCTGGAGATTGGAAAAAAACAGATGGTAGAGGACACGGTAGTGATATGTGGAAAAAACCAAATCACCCTACGTTCTCTGACGAATCTGTATATAGCAAACAAAAAGGAGGTAGTGAGTTTGATGGAGGTACGTGGATGGATAACGGAGCATTTGTACCAGGATTCCATAACATGCATACTAACGACAGATTATTACATGACTTTAATGATGAAGGACCTGAGCATTTAATAGGTAGTTACGTATTACCAGAAGTTGAAGTAACGCCTTAAAGATATATGGAAATAAACGTTTCGCTATATAGCAAAAGAAAAAGTAAAAATATATAACAAAAATTGTTATGAACTTAATATAAACTTAATTATATTTGTAAACTGAAAACAACATGGATAAAATGAACAAAACCTTAAGCGAAGAAAAACCAATCACGCAAAAGGAAACAGGAGGACTAGAACAGATCTGGGATATTGATGAACCAAGTTTCGATGAAGCATTGGGAACTAATACAGATCCAGACCCAGTTTTAGGAGGATTAGATTTAGAATCAGATTCTAAAGAAGAGCCAACTGAAATTGTGGAAGAAGAACTTCCAGATTCTATAGGAGCTGACTTTGATGAAGAAAAAATTGAAGCTGAGCCTGAAGAAAAAGAAACCACAGAAGAAGACTCAGAAGTACCTGAGTTTGATCCTGGAGTTTCTTCTAAAGATGAGAAAGAGACAGAAGCTGATTCTGAAGAAGGTAGTGTAGAAGAAAATGAAATCACTACTTTTGCTAAGATGCTAGCTGAAAATGAACTCTTAGATTTAGGAGAAGGAGAGAGCGCCAACGATGTAGAAGCATTACTTGAAGCATTTGGCAAGACTCTTGAGGGTAGGGTATCCGAAGAAGTAGAGTTATTTCAAAAAGGATTACCACTCGAAGGTAGAGAACTCTTGAAACACATGATGGATGGAGGTAGCGTTAAAGATTTTAAAGAAGTATATAGCGCACCTGATTTCAACAGAGTTAATATTTCAGGAGAAAATGTAAATAACCAGAAGTATGTTATTGCAGAATTCTTAAAACTACGAGGAGACACCCAAGAGGAGATTGTTGAAACTCTAAGTGATTATGAAGATCTTGGTAAGTTAGAGAGACAAGCACAGAAGGCTCAACAACGATTAGTTCAATATGATAAACATAAGAAAGAAGAACTATCTGTTAAAAGAGCTGAGGAAGTTAAAAAGAAGGAGACACAAAGAGAAGAGGTACTAACTAATATATCATCTTTAGTTAATGATTCTGCTGATCTAAAAGGTTTTCCTTTAACTCGTAAAGCTAAGAAAGAACTTCTTTCCTATATGACTGACACTAGTGTTAAAATAGAAGGGACTGAAGGTCCACAATATGTAACACAGTTTCAAGCAGATGAAATGAAAGCAGCTCAAAATTTAGAAGACTTTGTTCTAAAAGCATATTTGAGAATGACGGATTTTAATCTAGACGGTGTTAAGAAAAGATCTAAATCAGATCTAACTTCGAAACTTCGTACACAACTTCAAAATAAGAAGAGTATGACAGGTACTCAATCTACATTTGGAGGTAACAAAAAACCAGGGCAGGTTGCAAAAGACAGCTCTATGGACTGGTAAATTTAGTAAAAGTAAAATGTATAATTAATTAAAAAAAGAAGAAAGTTATGAAAGCAAATTCAAAATTGACTGTTCTAACTCGTCCTTGGCATGCAAACTTTACTGAAACAAACCATTTAGGATCTGCATTTTTGTCGGAGCCTCACAAGTTTGATAAAGTATTGACAAGAGTATTTACCGCTTCACGTTTAGCGGACAATCCTCTTACAGCAATGACAAAAGGTATGGGTAGAACTTCAGAAATCGAATCATTCGATTGGGAGTGGGAATTGATGGGAGCATCATCAAGACCTTTAACAGCAGTAGCTGCAGCTCAAGGAGCAGCAGCAGGTGTTGCATTAGGTGTTAATAACAGTGTATTCAACATTGTTGTTGATGAAGACTGGTTTAAGCCTGGTGATGTAATTAGTCCAAATGCAGGTACAGAAAGATCTCTAGTGAGAATTCAGACTGGTCCTATTGCAAGTGGAGCTGGTTACAAGTATACAGTAAAACTTGTTACAGACGATGCAACAGCTAGTTTACATGCTGCGGCAGGTTTAGCAGGTGTACAATGGAGCAAAATGTTCTCTGTATATGAAGAAGGTGGAGACCAAAGTGGTTCTACTACTTACGCGATGCCAATGAAACTAAGATCTCAATTATCTACAATGAGAAAAGAGTATTCTATTACTGGTGATGCCGCTAACCAAGCGTTAGTTGTTGCGTTAATGGATGCAGAAGGCAAAACATATAAAGACTACAAATGGTTGAAATATGCTGAAGCTGAATACTGGATCCAATGGCATAAAGAGAAAGAAAGAATTTTATGGTATGGACAAATGTCTAATTCTGTTGCAGGAGCTAATGGTAGAGCTGCAAGAACGGGACCTGGAGTTCAAGAATTACTTAAAGATTCGCATGTACACGTGTATAACACGCTTACTGAGAAGTTAATCCGTGAGTATTTACTAGACATCTTCTTTGGAAGAGTTGATATGAACAATAGAAATATTGTAGCATATACTGGTGAATATGGAATGTTAGCATTCCACCAAGCTATGTCTAACGCTTCTGCTCCATTCCTAACTGTAGATTCTAAATTCATTTCGGGTGAAGGATCTAATTTAGCGTTTGGTGGTCAGTTTGTTAAATATATTGGCCCTAATGGAATTACTTTAACGTTACGTCACAACCCAATGTATGACGATAGAGAAATCAATCATATCATGCACCCAGATAAGCAAGTACCAGTTGAGTCTATGAGATTCACGTTCCTTGACTTTGGAGGTAAAGGTGGTGAGAGTAACATCAAGTATGTAAATAAGAAAGGTGGTTATAAATTAGGATATGTTTCTGGTTTACAAACTCCTTACGGTGCAAACAAAGGTGGTTTAATGAGTAATGCAAAAGACGCTTATACGATGATTGTACATGATCAATGTGGTATTCAGATTGATGATGTTACAAGATGTGGTGAGTTAATTTTAGGATTACAGTAATAATAATTATGATACATAAATAGGAACTATGAATAAAGGAAATCTTGTATATGTAAAACCAATCATAAAAGAAAGATGGCATGGCCTGCACAAGCAAGGCCGTGCCAAATTTCAAGGTACTGCGGATGTGATACAAGCTGTGTATGATACGATTACAGGCACGTTAGCAACTGGATTATCAAATAAAGACGAAGAAAGATTAGCTAAAACATTAGGTATCGATCTTAGTCCAGTAAGTTCTAATGAATATTGGAACAATTTTAAGATAAAACTTGAAGATAAAACGCAAATTTATGATGAGCGTATACCTCTTCAAGAGTTACAAATTAGTGTACTAAAAGCTAGTAAGTTTATCGCTAATTCTCAAAAAGAATTAGACGAAGGACGTTGGCCAAGTGCTAAGTATGTGATCTACGATGAAAAAGGAGAAATTGAAAAAGAAGCAGTTGCAGCTGAGGTTAAAGCTAAAGCTAATAAATTGTTTTCTGATTTAAGCCCTGCGAAACGTTTATCATTACTTAAAATATTTGGTAAGGCTTCAGACAATGTATCTGATGACTTTTCATATGCTAAACTTTATGAGTTAGTAGAAGAAGAGCCAAAAAGATTTATTGAAGTAGCTAGTATGAAACCTGCAGAGATTAATACTAAAGCTCTTATTTTCGATTTAGAAAATAAAGGCATATTAAGAACTAAAGGTGCGGCATACTTATACAACGATCAACAAATTGGTTTTGATTATGATAATACTGTAGAGTATTTATTAAATCCTAAAAACCAAGAACTTTTAGTTAAACTAACTGACGATTTAAAAGCTAGAAAATAATGACTGTAGAAGAAATGCATTATGACTTTAAACTCAAGTTTAATAAACTTGACAGTAGCGACTATCGAAATTTTCAAATTCCTGAAATCGATTGGATGCTAAATGAAGGTATGTGGTTATTTCTTAAACAACGTTATGGCATTAATAATGCTAAAAACACTGGCTTTGAAGGTAGTCAAAAAAGAATAGATGATTTACGGAACTTGGTAATAAAGAATGTTTTATTACCAAGTGCCGCATCTACTGAGGCGAATTCTGTAAGTGCTTCTTTACCATCCGATTATGTATTTGCTGTTAGGATTAAAGCTAATGCAGCAAAAACAACATGCACGGACTCGAAGATGATTACTTGTAGACCAACCCAACATGATGATTTAGATAGTATATTAAATGATCCTAACTATAGTCCTTCCTTTGAATGGGGCGAGATGCCTATTGTTTACGGAACTCTTAGCAATGCACCAGCAGATGCTAACACTTTGTTCGGTTATACAGATGGAAGTTTTACAGTTAGTGGTTTTCAAATAGATTATTTACGTCAACCTGCAAGGATAGCCTTTCCTTCAGGTGTACCTGGTGGTAGTTATGTATATCCAGATGGCACGGTAGTTGCTGCAAATCAAGATTGTGAGTTGCCAGAACACGCTCACAAAGAGGTAGTTGACACAGCTGTACTTATAGCTTCTGGAGATATTAATCATCCTGGGTTCCAAATTAAAATGGCAAAATCAGGAATAAATGAATAAGTATTAATTAATAAAATTTAGAAATTATGAAAAATGTAAGTGAAGTTTTTTTACAAAAAGCCGAGGGTATAACAGGTACTGGTAATGCTAGTGCACTGCCTATCGGAGATTTAGCTATCATTGGCTCAGAGACGGGCACAATGTATGCAAATGTAACAGCAGCATTAGCTGCTAATGATGGATGGTATTTAGCTTTAGGAACGGGAACAGCGGCAAGTCCATTTGTTAAAGTATCTAATGCGTTTAGCGCAGTTCCATCTAGAGTAACTAGTGCAGCATACGCAACAGCAGTAAATAAAGTACAAAGAATTGTAGTAGGTGACACATCTTGTGAAACTGAATATTTAGTAAAAGCTACTTTTGATTCAGAAGCTATTGCTAAATCTTTTGGTTACAACGATATGGTAGAAACTTTTAGTTATACTACTAAATGTTGTGATGATTGTTCAACTGACTGTCCTTCAGGAAGTTGTGCAGAATTAGGAGCATTTATGGCACAGCAAATTAGTACACACCCGTACTTAACAGCTACTGCATATGATATAACAGGTACTCCAGCTGCTATTACTACATTAAACTATGCTGCTAGTACTGCAGCATGTGATAAAGTTGTAATTGACATTACAGGAACTTTCCCATTAGAGCAAGCTGTTCCATGTGCACAAGATGCTATGGAATTAGACCAAACTATGGGAACATTTAACCTTAGTTTATTAGGAGGATTTGAGTGTCAAAAAAATGCTGCAGTAACTACAACTACAGCAGTAACTTATGGTGTTGGATTACCATACCAAATAGGTAACATGGTAAGATGGTCTGATGGTTACAAAAGAAAGTTTGGAATGTACAGAACTCCATTCCCTTTCGGAGGTGTTAACTGGCCAAATGCGGCTGGTAGTATTGATACTACTATTGCTGGTTATGATTACGTAGTAGTTGAAGTTCCAGCAACATATACAGGAGCAGCTACTCTTAATCCAGTAGTTCAACCACAAACTCTTGTTTGCGGAATGGATCAAGCTACAGGAGGTACTTTAGCAGCAGTAGCAGCTATATTTGCTTAAGATATATATGCTGAAAAGCATGTAAAAAACAATGGGTTGTTTGTCCATTTGTTTTGTTGTTTAATTGGTTGATTGACGTAGAGGCTCCTTCGGGAGTTCTCTACATCAATTACATCTATATAGGCCCATATAGAGGTCTGAATTAATATCTTAAACTATATCAATGGCGTCTCTAACAAATTTTAATGTAGCTAAATGTCAAGTGCAAATAGAAGAATTTTGCAAACCAAATGGGGACTTACAAATCTCAATGACTTGGGGTGCAAGTTTAACTGAAATAGACATTACTGGTACTGATCCCAATGACCCGTTTCCTATAGCTGCGATGGGAATGCCTAATTGTTGTACAACCCCTGGTTATGGATGTAATATTCCTGTTGGGTTTACTATGTATTTTGATCCTACACAGCCAAATGGATGGCATGATTTTACAATTTCAGCATATTGTGATTTAGATACATCTATAACAGATGCGGTACAATGGGATGGATCAGGAACTGCACCTTCTTGGGCAGATCCTAATGGATGTGGTACTGGAGTTTTACAATCTGACACAGCAATATATTTCTTTTACGATACTACATCATTATCAGATGCGGAACAATCTGCTATCTATATAGCAGCAAATGATTGGGTTATTGCTTTAAGAGCTGGAGGGACATATACAGGTAAAGTTTATCACTGTGAAGCATTTGGAGAGCGCTGGGTTTTATGGCCAGCATGGATTGTAGATCATACTCTTAATGCAGGTGGTACAGATAATCATAATAATGCATGTAATGGTGGTACTAGTTGTCACGATCAGTCTGCAACTCCTTGGATATTTCCTCAAGGAACTAATACTATATCAGGTACTCATTGGAGTAATGATCCTAATGCTTCTCTAGGGGCTGGACAGTTTGGACCTACTTTACCAGTTTCTGCAGAAGGGCCTACTGCAAATATACTGTCTGTATTATTTCATGATGAGTCAGCTTCTGTTCCTATGTCAGGCTTTAGATCTGACCCAGCTAATACAGCAGCTAATACAGGAAATTACGGACCATCGGGAGCTACTACAGGTAGTTATCCTGAATTTGGAAATTCACAAAATGATAATTTAAGAGAAGGATACCATTGGAGATTTAGTGGTGGAGGATTTCAAGTAATTCCTTGGGAAGAAGCTACAGGAAATAACGCGCCAACTCCTAATTCACTTGCGTTAACAGATCTATGGAAATATGATGTTCTAAGAGCAAAAACAATAATAGCAAATCATCAATCGTCTGGAACTCTTAAAACTTTTGTATACCCAGCAGACAACACTCCAAATGGAGCACAAGTTGTTTTCCCTTTACATTTATTAGGTGCTATTGTAACAGGTACGCTGGCAACAGCTCCTACTTGTGCTATTGCAGATCTTACAAATATAACTGTATCTAATCCTTACAGTACTGATGAAGGAGGGAGGTTTGGACAATTAGATCAATTAGATTTTGGATATAATGTAGCTTGCCTTGCTTTTAATGCTGCTACTTTTGCAACAGATCTAGATTCGTTTATCTCAGGAGGAACTGGAGTAACATGTGACCAAACAGATTGTGTAAAAGTTCAAGTTATAGACTCTGCTACTTCAGCTGCAGTTTCTGGGCATACTCTTGATATAGGAGGAACGAGTTATACAACTGACAGTTCAGGATATACTCCATTAATAACAGGTCTTAGTAATAATACTTTAAGTATAGGACTATGTGCAAGTTTACCTTTACTTAATGATTGTAGACAATGGTTAGTTGTTTTAAAATTATTTACTTTAAATCATACTCCTACAACTATATGTAGTTATGGATGTACTGATAATACAACGGTAAATGGTGCAGGAATAGGAATTAACGGTGCACTTAATTATGACCCAACTGCAACTTTAGATGATGGTTCTTGTATTTACTGTATATATGGGTGTACGAATCCTTTGTCTTTAAACTATAACCCATTAGCTACATGTGATGATGGCTCTTGCCAGATCATGCCTGATACAGCAGAATGTTTATTAACCGACATATCAAAACAGTTATTAGAAGACTGTACAGATCCTTGTGAAGATAATCCAAAAACAAATAAGCTTAGATCTGATTTACAATACGCAGAATCTTTATTAGCGCAGTTTTATCAAATGTATAAATGTGATACAGCGTTAGTAGGAGGCCAAGCAAGTACTATAACAGATGGTGCATATGATAAAATATTTGCAGCATTTAGAAAGTTATTTCAAGAATATCAATGTGATAATTGCGGAGAGTATCATCCTGGTCAAACAGGTATAACAACAGGAACATCAACAGGTACTAGTCCTGCAGATTGTGAGGTAGATTTTGGAGGTAGTTGTGCTTCTTTAATAGCTGATCCTGGTAATGATGTAGTCTCTGCAGTTACATCTTTAAACGGAGGAACTTCTTGGCAAAGTATGGGGAATCCGCCTAATATAGTAAATTTAGGAAATGTTGCAGGAAAAACTCCTGTAGAAAAACATATATGTTATGACGATCTTGTAACACAGTTGGAAGCTTGTGGAATGGCTAGTATTAATATAAATACTAAAGTATATGTGTACTATGATGGTACTTCTTTAGGACAAGCTGCAGTACAATCTGCTTACACAGCAGTAATGGATTGGTTAACAAATCACCCAGACTTTACACCTGTATTAAGGGATCCTTCTAAACAACGAAACTATAATAATTTAAACGCTGCTGGAGCTTATACTCCTTTTACATATGGAACTACTGTTGGTGAAAATGTATTCCACACAACAGTTCCTGGAGAAAGATATCTAGATTGGTCCATAGCACCTATAACAGGAAGGTTTTCAAATTCAGTTTGCCCTTCTGCTAATGCTAGTTATGAAAGTAACACAGGAGGATCAGTAGGAGATCGTTACGGAGGAACTACAGGAGGAACTGCTCATGCAAAAGGTTTAGGACATAAAGCAGCAGATGTTGCTGGATACTCGTATACTGGTGCTACAGGAACTATAAGTGGTAAACTTAATCACTGGGTAGGATACGGTAATAATTTTGCAGGAACTAGTACAGGTAACCCTAGTGATTCTAACAGTAGTGGTGTAGTATGGACAGACTGGCCAAAAAACTTTGCGTCAATGCCTAGCGGATCGGCTACTAGATCCGTATCTTTATCTAAACCTGATGGAGCAAATCTTAATAATACTGCAGGCGAACTTAGAACTCATGCTTTATTCCCAATGTTTGGAGCTGTTCATAATAGATCTAACCAAGCTTTACAATGGTCTTATAATAAATGGTCAACTGGAGGAACGATATCTCTACCTGTTTCAGGTGGAACTGTAGCTCCTGTACAAATGTACGACACAGCAGAATATGATACTGCGACTGGTTCAGGACCAAAGGGACATTCTATTATTAAATATGTTAGCACTGCTTGGACAGCCCCTACTTCATGGGTTAAATTAGCAGAAGAAGCTGATGCTGCAACACAAAATAATCTTTCTGATCCACTAGCAAGATCTAAATCTAATGCCGTACATTTAGGGCCTCCACCTGCTGCAAATGCTAACACTGATGATGTGTTAGTTATTATGTTTGCTGACGAGACAAATGCCGCATACCATGGAAGAGGTAGTACTGAAACTTTTACAGATACTTTTTATTCTCAACATGGTAAGTTTATGAAAACTGAAAATCCATATCAAAATGTAGGAGCTGTAGCAACAGAACCTTTTCCAAATCTATCTACACACGGACTAAATGATGCAAGAATAACACAGCCTACAGTCCATTGGAAATTAGATTATATGGAATTTGCTGCTAGAAGAGCTGCTTATGTAGCTGTAAATTCTCAATCATATAAATGTTTTTTATACCCATCAGAACCAACTAATGGAGCAAGTAGCCCTCATACACAATTAGTTTTACAAGCTGTAGCTGGTATTTCAGTAGGGACTAGTAATCCTACTAATGGTATATGGGCAGCAGGTACAACTCCAATGCAATCAGGTACTTATAATAATAATTCTCCATATCCAGATAGTAGCACAGGAGTTAGAGACAAAAGTAGTTACGCAGATTTAGATGCTTTAGAGACTGCTAATCCTTATTGGAATACTACAGACCATCCTGTCCCTGCGGGTAATCCTAATGTTACAAAGTGGGGAGGATTAGAGACTATGGATTTTGGTATTAATAGTCAATGTAGACCTTTTACAGCACAAAGATTTGAAGATGATTTAGAAGTATTTTTAGGACAGGGAGGGACAACATGTGATCAAACAGACTGTGTCAATTTTATAGTAAATGAAAATGGTTCTGCTAAAGTTGGGGAGGTATTTTTTATAAATGGAGTAAGTTATACTACAGCTGCTGGAGGTGAAATAGCTCACGCACTTTATCCAGCATTAGTAGGCCTAACAGGTACAATAACATTTGGATTTGAAGGAGCTGAAACATGGTCTTATACATTACCAGGAGTATGTACAGAGTTTACATTTATATTTGACTATGGGACTTCTGATTATGATGTATGTATTACATATCCTGAAATCTCTTGTGCATGTGAAGGATCTGTAGGTTATATAAAAATAAATACAGGAAGCCATGTAGCTAGTGATGCTAATATTCCAGCTGATGGTATAAATGGAACTATAATAAATGAAACTACAGGCACAGTAATTAGTTTAACTGATGCTATGAATGGAGGAGCGTCTCCTAACTATTATACAACTGCTACTTTTGCAGGAGAAATTCCTGATGGAAGGTACACTTTGTATATAGAAGACTTAAACGGAGCGGAGTGGAAAGAATGTAGATTAATATTATGTGCGTCAACTACTAGATTACAAGCGTTATTTAAAAATAATATATCTAGTATTAAATGTGATAAATGTGGAAAAATAAATAAAGATTTCGTAGTAGCGTATACTTTATGGAGAGCCTTAAAAATTACAGGATGGGATCCAGAGTATGCTGCTTATATAGATACTAATATAACCGAGTTACAGGCCGCGCTTACAGCTGCGGAGTCTGGTAACTGTAAATGTTGTTAATTATGGCAAACCAAAACTTATACGCGTGTAGTGGGGCATGTACCCCAGATGAAATATTTAATTGTAACTTATATCTAGGTATCGCAGACGCGTATGTAGAATATGGACAAATGGGAAATACAAACTGTATGGACCAAACTTTAGAAAAACTTAAAGTTTATGGTATGGCTTTTTGGTTAATGCATACACAAAGCACGGTAGATTTTATGACTGCTATGCAAGAATCTTTACCTGAGACTTGTTGTATATGCAACGACTGTGATACAATTAAAGGAATATTAAGAGTTTTAGGAGAAAACTGTCACCCAACAACAACAACTTAAAATGAAAATTATACTAGCCATATTATTTATATTTAGTTCTTTCACTACCCAAGCACAAGAATTAAAAAAGTATCTAAAGTTTTCAACGTTTTATGCTGCTGTAAATGGAGGTAATTCTGTTTCAGATGTAAATGTTTACAGTGTTACAAATGGATTACAAACCTCAACAGTTATTACTCCTTTTGATTATAATATATCAGTAGGTGTTAGAAAAATTGCAAGATTTGGATATGAGAGTAGAACTACTTTTTATGATGGAACTGAAGACTCGTGGTCTGACGGGGCTAACATAGGTAAGGTCTCTGGCTTAGAATTTTTATTTGAAGGGGATTACAAAAGACAGTTAGGAGAAAACTACTTAGACCAGAATCATTTTATTAGATATGTAGCTGATAGATATATACTTAAAGGAGAGTATTTAGAAGACGGGTTTGCTGATATAAAATACTTTGAAACTTCACAAAGAGTTAGAAATAAAATAACTAATAAATTTTCTATAAATCTAGGGGCAGTACAAAGATTATCAGCTCCTTACGGATATGATCCGTTAGAAGACTGGGTTTTAGAAACAGGAGATATACATTACACTAATCTTGCTATAGATGAAGGATATGAAATAGATGTGTACAATAGCGAATATAAAGATCCTAATGGGAATATAGTTGCTACAAATACAACAATATGGCAAGAGGTAGTTATACCAAAAGTATTATCTGATTACTCAGACAAAAAAAGAAACGAGCTAGAGAACAAAATACAACACTCTATAGTAGTAGGTTTTGACTATTATCACTATACAAAAACATTTTGGTTACATTCGTGGGGAAATATTATGCCTTACCATTATAATGATGGTGGAGAATTTTCTTACCACAAGTATAACAATAATAAACAATGGCATGACTACTCAGGAGGTATTATATTTGGATATAAATTAAATAAAAGTTTAGGAACTTTTATAGAAGGCAAGTATAATAAGTATTGGAATAGAGAGTGGTATGATTTTAAATTTGGTATTAACTATATAATTTTATAACTATGAATTGGATTAACAGTTGGAAAGCAGGAAACAAAAAAGAAAAATATGAGATTGCCATTAGATTGGGCAAATTAACAATACTTGAAATAAAAACATGTTTTTTTTGTAACATGGAAGATTGTTGCTCAAAAAGACTTAGGTGTATAGTATTTAACTTTGGATTTGAACTATAGAAATCATGTCAATAACTAACAAACAAATACACGATGAATTAAAAGATCTTAAAGAAGATGTACGATTTATCAAAAAGAAATTACTTGATCCAGATGATGGAACTATTGCTAGAGTAAATAGAAACACTGGATTTAGAAAACAGACAGGTAAAGTTATATGGTCTATTTGGATAGCTTTAATAGGTATAATGGGTAAGCTAATGTTTTGGAATTAAATGAAAGAGTTAAATGAAGATACAGGGTTTAATATAAGTATTAAAACTTTGATAGGAATAGGAGCTGCGATGGCCACTATAATCAGTATGTGGTTTATGCTTCAAGCAGATATAGCTGACGCTAAAGAATTACCAGTGCCGCCTCCACAAGATGTTACTAGAATGGAGTTTGACATGAAAGATAAAAACATTAGATTATCTATTGAGAATACAGAAAAATCTGTAGATGAAATCAAAGAGGATCTAAGAAGAATGGAGGATAAAATAGATAAATTAAGATGAAACCAATTTGGAAAGTATTTACAGGATATTTATTAATTATATTATTATTAATATTATCTAGTGGTGAGGTGTTTTCACAAGTAGTAGTAACACATTTTAATGCTGCTTGGAATGATCCTAATAAAGTTAGTTATATTGGTAAGCTTACAGACTGTGATATTGTATACGTTGATATAGCTGTGTCACCTAAGTTACAAGCTAAACACGAGATAGTCGTTGTACCAACTGTTGTTATATTTAAAGATGGTGAAGAAATGAAAAGATTTCAAGCTGATATATCTTTTAGTATGAAAGCAACTAGAAAAGATATGCAAGGAATAATTGATGAACTAATAATGAGCGACTTTTAATATGAACAACTGTCAAAAAATAAATAGAATGAAAAACATAACTTTATTAATATGGATGTTAATATTACTACTATTGCCTACATTAAGTTTTGCGCAAAAGGAAGCTATTATTCATATAACTACTGATTCATATCCTTCTGAGACTAGATGGGAATTGAGGGCTGATAGTTCTTTAGGTGCAATGCTTGGTGATGTTAATTATGGCCATTACACTGTAAATGATTCTTCTTATACAGATACTATATATATACCAGATACTATAACTAATGTATCTTTTATTATTTATGATAGTTATGGTGATGGTATGGATGGTAGTTATTATCTATCTATATGCAATGACACTATAGTTAGTTACCCAGTACCTTCTTTTACTAATGGGTTAGTATCAAATAGAGTTGTACCACAATGTATGCCTAACCCGCCTCCACCTGTTGGACCTTGTATACCAGCAGTTCTTAATATAAACTTAGATCAATTTACACCAGAGACTACTTGGGAGATACATGATTCTACAGGTGCTTTGTTATATGCAGGAGGGCCTTACGCACAAGCGCCTGATTATGAGCCACAATTTGAATTTGTATGTTTACCTCTAGGAGAGGTAAGTCTAACTATGTATGATTCATATGGTGATGGGTTACAAGGATCTTTATGGCAAGGTAATGATGGTTCTTATTATCTTATGCAATGTGGAGATACATTAGTATATGGTACGAATCCAGCTTTTGGTAACGATACTACGCATGTGTTTGTTTCAGATACATGTGTCCCACCTCCTCCAATACCAGGTTGTATAGACCCTAATTATGTAGAATATAACCCATTAGCGACACAAAATGATTCATCATGTAGCATTTTAAAGATATATGGGTGCATAGATTCAACAATGTTTAATTATGATTCTACAGCTAACACTATGAATTATATTGATAGTTGCGATTACACTCTTATATTACACGATCTTGTAGGCAATGGCTGGGTTGGAAGTAAGCTAGAAATATACCAAGAAGACAAAGATACAATGGAGTTTTATATGACTCAGACTGGATTAAATGAATATTTTTCTATAAATTTAAATGCTCCTGATGAAGTACAAGCTAAGTTTTTTGTAAATGCACAGGCAAGTAACACAACGTTAGAATGTGGATTTACTTTGATAAATCCAATGGGAGATACTGTGATAAGTGTAGTTCCACCATTTATGCAAGCATTTAATATTTACTCTGGAATAACTTACTGTGGTAATGATTGTGTAGAAATTGTAGAAGGTTGTATGAGCCAATTAGCTTTTAATTACGACTCACTAGCAAATACCCCTCTTACTTGCTATTATAATCCAGGATGTATTAGTCCTGCATATTTAGAATATCACCAAGATACTACAGCTGGATATATAACAGACTTTAATATACAAGATAGTTGTCAAATTTTAACTACCTTTGGATGCTTAGATAGTACTATGTTTAACTACGATATTGCAGCAAACGTAGATAATGGTGGATGTATACCTGTAATCTATGGTTGTATGCAGCCTTTAGCTTTTAATTATAATGTTTTAGCTAACACTTCTGACACATGTATACCATTTACATACGGATGTACAGATGCTACAATGTTTAATTATAACGCCAGTGCTAACTGTGATGATGGAAGTTGCATACCATTTATTTATGGATGTACTGACTCAACAATGTTTAACTTTAATCCTTTAGCTAATGCCGATAATAATACTTGCAATCCTTTTGTTTACGGTTGCACTGACCCAAGTGCCCTTAACTTTAATATCTCTGCAAATACAGAAGATTTTAGTTGTATTCCTTACATGTACGGTTGTACTGATAGTACTGCTCTTAACTTTGACCCAGTGGCTAATACTGACAATGGTTCGTGTATTGATGCTGTTCAAGGTTGTATGGACCAAACGGCTTATAATTATAATAGCTTTGCTAATGTTAGTGACAGTCTTTCTTGTCTTTTCGATGCTGGCTGTATTACTGGCCCAGGTAATCCCTATTGGTTAAATGATGGTTGTTACGCTTGGGTAATTGATGTAGATAATTATTGTTGTAATACTACTTGGGACAATAGTTGCCAAACTTTATATAATTATTGTGAATCAGGATGGCCTACCGCGATAGAAGATATCAATAAATATTTAACTATATACCCAAACCCTACTGAAGGTAGTGTTAATTTTAGTATATTTGTAGATATAGAGCTATATAGCATACTAGGTGATAAACTATTTTCTAAAGAAAATGTTAGTAGGATAGATCTAACTCCTTATAATAATGGTATGTATAATGCAGTTATAAAAATAAGAGGTAAAAGTTTTAACTATAGAATAATTAAACAATGAGTATATTAGGTAAAATATTTTCAGCAGGGGCTGGAGAACTTGTTAAGAGTGTGGGAGGTGTAATAGATAACCTACATACTTCTAAAGAAGAGAAACTAGAGGCTGAATTAAAAATCAAAGAACTTATAGCCAGTTATGAAACTAAAATGGAGAAAGAAATTTCTTCTAGGTGGGCAGCTGACATGGCAAGCGATTCTTGGTTAAGTAAAAATGTTAGACCATTAGTACTAGTATTCTTAGTAATATCTACTGTATTGATGATATTTATAGATGCAGGTACAATTAATTTTGTAGTAGAGCCTAAATGGACTGACTTATTACAACTAGTATTAATAACTGTGATCGGTGCCTATTTTGGCGGTAGATCACTAGAAAAAACAAAAAAATAATAATTTAAAATTAATAGCCATGGCCTTTTATAATTCAGGTATAAAACGAATGTTTAAAGATTCTAGAGCATCTAGAACTAAAAACAAAATAAATTTACAAACACAAATAAATACATTAAAATCTAATGAAACTTCAGATGATTCTAGAGCTGGTTCTATGGCTGATACAGTAGCAACTGCTAGTAATAAAATTACAGCGTTAGAGAATGATAAAATATATAGTCAAACGTTTACAGACACATTTCATCGGTTCTTTTATTCCGCAGCACTGTCTACATTCCAATTTCCAATAGAAATACCACAAAGTCAAATGGTAAAAGTTGTAGATTTTCAAATAATAATATACAATCCTGAGGTTGCAGGAATGAGTCCTAGCTATAACGTTGCTAATAATACGCATTTAATTCAGCTTACTAGAAATTCTGCAGAGATAACTGCAAGTGGGGCAGTTTTTGTTAATAGTCAATATGGTGGTCCTGTTGCTAGAGTCTGTAACAAAAATGTAGGCCCTAGTGCTGGACCTATATATCAGGGAGGAAGTAATGGAGAACATGAAGATCATCGAAGAACTTCAGATCATCTTAATCATAGAAAACTAAATAGTGGCGAAAATTTAGATACTCATATGAAAATATGTGTATCAAAAGATGCTACTTCTACAATACTTGAAAATGCACTTGGAGGCCAAACAAAAATAAAGATACTAGTAAGATATAGGTTAATGAATTATCCTGAACTTACTTAAATTATAAAATATAAAACTATGGATTTAAAAACATCGCACGCAAGGACACCGTCCCAGATTGCGCTAGAAAAAGCCACACAAAGTGTGCAGTATAAAATAAATACTGTAGAGTGGACTGCGTCTATGGGAGAGGTAACTCAAAATGCGTGGTACTATAAGCAACAAGATGAAGCTAATTCTAACCTTCAGACTACTGGGCTAACAACCGCAGAACCTTTACTACTTGATTTTACAAGTTCAGGAGCTAAGAGTTTTACTACAATTGGAGATACACTTGTACCAGAAGCTTGTACAATTAAAAACGCCCAGATTATAGGAACTCAACAAGGAGGGGGACCTGGGGATAGAACTTGTGAGTTATTTATAGGATATATTCCATATACACCTGGAACACCTGTAACAGCTGCTAATAATTTAATGGTAAGTTTAGGAACACAAACTGTAGTATTTGAAGATAATTGGAAATTAAGCTCTGAAAATTTGACAACGTTTAATGATAAAGCTATTCCTAAAAATAGTCTATTATACATATTTATTAGAATGACCTCTGCAGGTCCTACTAATACTATTAGTATTAAAGCTAGACTTGATTTAGAAAGAAAGTTATGCAGTTGTGCATAAAATAAATAATAATATATAAAAAATAGAAAAATGGGACTTAAAAATTTTATGAGGAATTGTGGTGCTAGACTACAAAAGCCTGGAGGGCAAAGGAAACGAGGAAGCGTTAAACATATACTTGAAGCTTTGTCTTGTTTAAATAGTGGTACTAGTAGATCAAGTGCAAGAGGTATGCGATCTATGGCAAAATCTATACAGACTGGACAGACTAGTCTGCACGAATGCTGTCCAACAGGATTAGCATCTCATACAAAAGTAGTTTTATTTTATGATCTAACTTCTATGGGCGCAGGTGAATTAGGAGATGCTTTTATATCTTCTAATAAATTCTTTAACGAAATGAAAGCGCAGTTCGGTTTCTTTGGAGATGTGTATCATGTAGGGGCGTATGGAGAAAGATGGGTATCTTGGCCAGCGTGGGTTTTAGATAGAAATGTACATACTAGGGGTATTGAAGACCACGTAAATAGTACAGGAACTACTGGACAAGCTATAGATGCTTTAGATGAGTTACTTAATTGGATTAGTGCAGATGGAGGAGGAACTATAACTGGTACACAAAATGGTGGAGTAACCTTTGATGGATCTGGAGACGCTAATGAAACAACAGTATATTATGGGGATAATCAAACTAGTCCTACGATGCCTCCTGTATTTAGTAATACTGAAGAATTGTTAGTTATTGGATTTGAAGATGAGGCACATGCTACGCCTAATAAATGGGCAGAAATTGCAAATTATGCAGCAGAAGAGTATGGACCAAATGGAAATTGGAATCTAGGAGGATACTATGATAGTTTGGCACCAATACAAACAGTAGCTACTGATGGAAGTTATCTAACTACTTGGCAAGATGTTGCTGCTAGCCATACTGTGCAAGTGGCAACAATGGCACAATTAGGAGGGGCAATGTCATTAGTACATAACCCTCAAAATGTAGCTTTATATACAGATCATTCTGGAGATACAGCTAATCATACATATGATGTAAGTTTCTGGGGTAACTATGGAATAGGGGGTGTAGTTCAAACAAACACTTGTTCTACTCAAACAGATACTGGAAATACACATGATCCTCAAAGTCATTGGAGCTGGATGTCAGCAAATAATCCAAATGTTACTATTGGTAATTTTATGTTTGTAAACAATAATGGAACGCAAGAATGTATCAACCACCCTACTTGCTGTTGTGATAATGGAAATTGTTATAATAAGATCACAGCTTGGCAAATAAATGCAAATGGAGGAGCAGCCCTTAGTCCTTCTTTTACTACAGTAAGTCAAGGTATAACTTGGCTAAATGCTAATACCGCAGGTAATAATTTTTCTGCAGGTATGACTCTATCAGCTATGATGGTAGCAGTAAACAACTCATCACTTTGCAACGGACTTGCAAATGCAGGGCAACAAGGAGGGTCATGCGCGTCTGTAGCATTGTCAATGATAATGTGCGAGTGTACATCAACTCAAGCAAATACAGATGGTTGTGTGCCTAATAAAGCAACTAATGCAAATGAATACAAATATACATTTAAGTCTACTGCAACTTCTACAACAGGTACTATGCTGAAATACAGACAAACTCAACAAGGAGTTCCTGCTACTAATGATGGTACTCCTACTGTTTTATTTCAACATGATTACTGTGTAGCTAAAAAAGTAATTAATTCTCATTTAGGTAATATTAGATATTTCTTATATGCTGTTCCACCAGTAGCTAATTCTAGAGTAACTACTCAAGTTATATTTCCTTTACATGTGATAGGAGCTATGGAAAATGGACCTTTAGGAGCTGCTCCATTAGGAGCTAGTTGTAATCTTGCAGCAGCGACAACAAGTGGTCCTTACGATGTATCAGGTTTTAATAACATGAAAGCGTGGGGAGCAGGTTTTGGTTATAATATTGTTGACTTACCTTGTACATCTACTCAGTTTAGTGTGGACATACAAGCGTATTTAAACTTATAATATGAAGATAAACTTAAGTACAGCAAAAAAGTATACTAGAAATGGAAGTAATACTAATATTAATAAAGGGGATCTTGTAGTACAAAAGAACCTTAGAGCGGGAATGCGGGGTAGAAAACAATTAAAAAAGTTAGGACATATAAGTTTATTATCTTTAGCTCAAAAGCGTAATGTTCCTGCTAGAGATATTAAAAAGTTAAAAAAGGCATTACTTAATGGTGTGATACATGTAGCAGGAAGTGTATCACATGATACTAGATATTTATATGAGGAAGGAGGAAATATATTGAATCATACAAATTTTGGTAATAAAAAAACTCTTACAAAGGGACAAGAAAGAGATAAATATTATCAGACTGCAATATCGGAGGATGCATTTGGCACTGATTAAGAAAAAAGCTGTACCTTTGTTGTTTAACCAATAAAACAACAAACGAATGAAACAGAACGCAGTCGAAAGACTTAAAAAACATCTACTAGTAAATGGTAGAAACAAGAGCTACAATGAGTTAGCTCAAGAGTTTGGAGTAACAGACAAAGGTGGTGTTATTTCAGGAGAAAGAGTAAGAGGAATTTGGAGGAGACTTAAAGTAAGTCGAGAGCCAGGTTCTGAAAAGGAGTTACCTAAGGTAGTCAATGAAAACGGTAAACAATTTATTGACTATTCTAGTACAGAGATAACTACTTTGGAAGACTTAGTTAACGCAGTAGGTGTTAACTTAGACTTCTGGGATGTTAAAGGTTTTAGGGCATCAACCTGGCAAGACTTTAACGGAGATACAAAGTATGCTGTAAGAGCTACTTTTGATCAAAGTAAGGGAGCCAGAGATCAAGTACGAGAAGAGTTTATAGAAGCGTCTAAGATACACGCTCCTAAATACAAAGCCGTCAAATACCCTAAAGCTGGAAACAAAACAAGAGTTGCGTACGAAGTTAATTTACCTGACTTACACTTAGGTAAATTAGGATGGGGAAAAGAAGTTGGACATAGTTATGATGTAAACATAGCAAAAGACATCTTCGCAGAAGCAGTAGATAAGTTGTTAGAGTATTCTAACAATTTTCATGTAGATAAGATTATTTTTCCAATAGGTAATGATCTTCTTAATTCTGACGGATTAAACATGACTACTACTAAAGGTACTCCTCAGCATGACGATGTACGTTGGCAACGTTCTTTTACATTGTGTAGAGAAATGCTAGTTCAAGTGATTGATAGGCTAAGACAAGTAGCTCCTGTAGAAGTTATAGTCGTACCTGGAAATCATGATTATGAGAGAATGTTTTATATAGGTGATGCTATATATTCATGGTATCATAACTGTAAAGAAGTGGATGTAAATAATGATCCTTCTCCAAGAAAGTATGTAACTTATGGAGTTAACTTAATAGGACTTACACACGGATCTGCAGAAAAACAAGCTGATCTACCGTTGATCATGGCATCAGAAAGACCTGAGCTATGGGCTAAAGCTAAACACACTGAATGGCATATAGGTCATTTACATAAGCAGAAGTCTATGAACTGGGTTGATATTGATGAAAGATTTGGAACTGTAGTAAGGATATTACCTTCACTATCAGGGACAGATGCTTGGCACCATGAAAAAGGATATGTAGGAAATACACGAGCTGCTCAGGCTTATGTATGGAGTAAAGAGAATGGCTATAAGGGTCATTTTCAAGTTAACGTAAATGAATTAAACAATGGCTAAGTGTATACATAAATATGAACCCTCTGATCAATGTCCTAGATGTCGAAAAGAAATGCATGATTCACAATTTGGTGGTATTCATGCAGGTGAAGTAGGTCTATCTTATCAAGGAAAACCAACAACTAAATTAGGAGCATTAGAAGCTAGAGAAGAAAGAGCTGAAGATTATAACCCAGAAGTTCAAAAAGAGGTTATGGCTGAATTTGTGAAAAAGAGTTTCACAACTGAATTAAACCAAGAAGACGATGGCTAACGGGGAGGAATATGGTGTTGGGAAAAGAGCATTAACAGGTGTTGACACTGCTCCAGGTGGATTACTCTATTTAAAACTAGAGCCTATTAAAGTAGAACTTACTTTTACAGGCGGTTTAACAATAGATGATTATGACGTATTGTCTGCATCAAACACTGAAGCAGGAAGTGACTATAGGTGGGTATTTGGTAGTGCAGTTCTAACTGGTTTAATTGGGGCAAACGTGATTCTTCAATTTGTTGAATATGATCCTGTTACAGAGTGTGAAACTAATTTATGGCATGGAAAGCCTATTATAACTTCGACTACTGAAATGCATATTACATACTTGGGAGAAGAAGAAAGAAAGTATGATGAGAGTCTAATGAAGACAAGAACACTATCTAGAAATTTAAAAGATTTTCAATCTAATCCTCAAAAACGCCATAATAAGCCTAGGTTAAAGATGTACATGCTTCCTCCTAACTATGTGACTAAACAAATTAATGTGTCTAGTATTCAGAGTTATTGGCAAGATCCTGAGTTTACTACTGTAATGTGGGTTCAGCATACATCTTGTTGTTCTTTTACTACAGGGCCTTTTTCTCCTAGATTACGAGCAGGTGAGGGAGAGAATCCTGCAGAGTTAACTCAACCAGAATTAAGAAGTAAAGCAGCTACAGGAGTTGAAGTTTTTCATAATATAATACCCCTATTAGATAAAATAATGACCTATGCAAATTAAACACATAATATCAAGGATTAAAGCTCTTTATAATAAAGGAGGTGCTACGGATGATAGTAGATTATCAAATAGATTGATATATGCTAAATTAAAGTCGAGTAGATCTTTAATGGTAAAAAGAGAAGTAGATAAAAAAAGACAAGTTTCTGATTGGATAGTACAAACTATTAAGTGCATGGAGTTAGTAGAAACACATCCAAACGAATGCCCATGTTTACCCGCTCCTGGGTGTGACATATTACGGTCTAAGCATAAGATACCAAAACCGATTCAATCTATGTTTGGTCCTGAGCTTGAAGCTGTTACTAATATGGATGGTACCGTTATGTTTTCTAAAACAAACTGGGTTAAAAAGAAGTACAAGTCAGGTAACAAGTTCACTTCAGGTGAGCCCGATTATTTTATAAAAGATGATTATTTATTTTTAACAGTAAACAGTTTGCTTAAATATGTAAGTGTATCGGGAGTATTTGAAGATCCTTTATCTATTGTTTATTTAGACTCTTGCGCAGAAACTTGTATAGATCCTATGGAACAAGAGTTTCCTTTAGATGAACATCTAACTGATGCTATAGTTGGTGCTGTAGCTCAAGAGCTTATCAGTATGTTTAAATCTATGCCAGAAGATGCAGCTAATAATGCTATAGAAGACTCTGCCGCAGGTCCTTCCTTAGCTCCATCACAACCACAACAATAAAACAATGAGACGAAAAAAAAGAAATAAAACATTAGTAGACGCATACGAAGACTTCAAAGAAGAATTCAAAGATGAGAAAGTAATGGAAGATATTGATAAATCTACTTATAGAGAAGTTTGTATAAAATTTAATGAGATGTTATCAGAAGCTATTATTACTGATGCAATGGAATTTAAAATTCCTTCAGGATTAGGGGCTATAAGAATAAAAAAGATTATAAGTAACCAAAAGAGAAGAGTAGATTGGAAAGCTACAAGAGAGCACGATACTAAAATATACCATTTAAATTTCCACACAGATGGTTACTATTATAAATGGTTCTGGCATAAAAAGAAAGCTGTCTTTACTAATAAGTCAGCATATTCGTTTTCCCCTACTAGAAAAAATAAAAGAACGTTAGCGTCTTTATTAAAAAGTAACAGTGTAGAATTTTTTGAATAAATAATATTATGAGCCAGATACAATTAGTAAGTATAGAAAGAGTCTTAGCGGGACTGTATAGAGATCTTAAGCCAATCATAGAATTGAATGAGAATGATATGATAGAATGGGCAGGAGAGGCTTTAGAATTTATAGGAGCGTATACACAGTTAGTAGAAAAAGTTACTAACCTTACAATAGGAGACTATAGGGTATTAGTACCATCAGGATTAAAAAGTGTTGTACAAATAGCATATAAACATACGCAAGGAAGTCCTACAACAACAACTGCTATGCTCACTACTGCAGATAAATGTATTACATGTGATGACCCGTGTTCACCAGCAGCTTGTTCTAGTTGTGCGAGCGTGTGTGCAACCAGTGCACAACTAGTTGCTAATGCAGAATTGTTTTTACAGTATTACAAACCAAATTCTTTTAGGGCTACTAATTCTTACTATGACCACTATAGACCTTTAGCTAAATCTACAGGCCCTTTTTCAAAAGCATCTACTGCAGATTGTACTACTTGTACAGATATTTCTCCAGGGTGTATACCTGAATATTCATTAGATTGGCCTTATATTAGAACTAGTTTTAAAACTGGATTTATATGTATAGCATATTTAAGTCAGCCTTTAGATGATAGAGGATGGCCTTTAATACCTGATGAAGTTTCTTACATAGAAGCTATTAAAAGATACATAACATATAAAGTAAAATATGCAGAGTTTTTACAAGGGCATCTTCCTGCTAATATATTTACTAAACTAGAAGATGACTGGCACTGGTATTGCCAACAAGCCCGTAACAAAGCAAACATGCCTAAAGATATAGACACATTAGAAAACTTAAAGAACCAGCATATTAGGCTGCTTCCTAAAACTAAAAGATATGATGGGTTTTTTGGTAATTTAAGTTCAAGAGAACGGTTAGATTTAAAGAATTAATTAAATGGCAGATCAAGGACAAAGTACAGGTGGAAGTAATAAGTTTGTTAATTCCCTTGCTAAAGGGTTAAACAACGACACTTCTCCTCAAACGCAACCAGAAGGAACGTACAGATGGGCTCTAAACGCTATGAATGAAAGTGTTGATGGAGATTTAGGGTTCCTTACAAACGAGTTTGGTAATTATGAATGTGGTGAAATTGGTAATGATTGGGCTATAATTGGACACGTATACGTAGAAGATGATGAGGCTATTGCTTTTTTAGCGCCTAAGGATTCTTCTTTTGCAAGTCCTTATTATAATTGGGGTCGTATTGTACGTATTAAAAAAGACTGTACTGTACAAGTTTTAATAACGGCAAACTGTTTAAATTTTAAAATACATCATCAAATACAGGCTATAATAAGAGTTAGAAATGGTTGTGAACTAAATATATATTTTACAGACAACTTTAATGATATACGACATTTGAATCTAGACTCTTTAGAGGACTATGTTATTTATGGTAAAGCTCAATATTTATCTGACCATCCTGAAGGAGACCCTAACGATTACAGACTAAGTCCGTACGATCACCATGATGGATCATCTTTGTGGGATTGTGAAAACATGAAGCTATTCCCAGATTTTGATTACCCTTGTATAGAGCTAGTAGAAATTAATGATAGTGGAGGATTGGCGGCAGGTACTTATCAATTTGCAGTTCAATATCTAGATCAAGATTTTAATCCTACAAACTGGACAGATTTAACACAGCCTGTTCCTGTATATGCTGATCCTATAACTGCAGGTGATTTAGGGATCAAAGGAACTACGTCTGGAACTGTACAGGCAGACGGGGGTACAGCAAGTGGTTTTAGTGTAGACGGAAATAAAACAAGTAAAGCTATTGTATTAAAATTTACAAATCTTGATACATCTTTCCAATTTTTAAGAGTTGCAGCATGGCCTTCTACAGGAGGTTTAGGTCAAAATGTTGAGGGAGGTAGGCTTGTAGCTGAAATTCCTATTACTGACACTGTAGAAACATTTGCTTTTGGAGAGTATAATCCTACCTCAACTATATACTTAAGTAGAGATGAGCTTACAGTAGATAGGAAAGTATTTAATAAAGCTAAAACTATAGCACAACATTCTAATAGACTTATATTAGGAGGGACAGAAGAATTAACTATAGATCATATAGCACTTCAAAGAGCCGCACAAAACATAGAGATAACATATACTACACAAACTTTAAATGCAGAGGATTCTGAAGATGTATCTAGTGTATCAGGAAAGTATTATTTTGATTATAGACCTTATATGAGAGATGAAGTATATGCTTTTGGTATTGTATTTTATTATAAAGATGGTACTAATAGTCCTACATATCATATACCAGGAAGAGAAATGAATAGGTCTGCAGCCAATAGTCAAAAGTGGTCTTACTCTTCGGCTACTGATGATTGGACTTATGGAGGAGCAGGATCAGGACTTATAACAGACGGAGATTATAATGTTCCAGGAGCTTTAAATTATACTATGGGGCAGCACAATAGACCCCCAGTAGGAAGTGGAGGATGGGATAGTGATGTTATAGTTACAGAGGCAAACTGGGCTACTACTAATAATATGAATGCTATGCATTATGATCCTCAAGATAATGATGTAAATCCTGGATTAATTACTCCTTATAATAGAGGTACCGCACATGTACACAGGTGGGAAATATATAATACTGCTGTTAGAGAGGTAGAGCAATATCAAGATGCAGAGTATATTACTAAAGGTCAGATGTCATATTACGAAGCCCGTAATTATATATATCCAGATACGAGAGATTGTAAAGGAATTCCTATTTATCCACATGAAGATCTAGGAAATGGAGAATATGCAATGCATTTTGTTAGACATCACCAAATGCCTGACACAACATTAGAACCTCATTTTTATGGGGCAAGAACTGTTCAAAATTCTAATATTGGAGATAGAGGAGATAATCCTTTTGGAAATAGTATGGATATCCCAAGAACTGTAACTCTAGGTATAGAAGCTAAAAATGTAAAAATACCTGCGGATATGGCGAAGCATATTCAAGGATGGAAAATTGTTAGAGCGAGAACAGAAGAAACAGATAGAAGTGTGTTAGATAAAGGAGTTATGTTTTTTACTTTTTCTGCAGCGGTATCTTGGATGGGAAGGCAGACAGAACCAACTCCACCACCAAGTTCATGTGGTTTTCAATTTCAAGCAGGTAATTTTAATAAACATATATATAGTTTTGCTTGTGTTCACATGTCTGCGGGTGGGACTAGTAATTTAAATAGTGGAGATTATGCAACAGCGTTTGCAACCTTTTTAGGATTTGGAGATGATGGTACGACTACTGTTGTAGCTGATAATTATTACCTGTTAAATTTTGATGAAACAGGAAATCACTTTAATGGATTTGTTCCTTATGGAGCAAGAAGTACAGATTGTATACAATGTCCTGATAATGAAGATGAAGATAAGTATTATCATATGATGCCTTTAGCAATGATACACGGTGAGTTTGATTACTATGACGGAGCTGACGGGGATGATAATGTAAGTGATGCTATTAATAGAGGTAACGGATATCCTTTAGGATTTTGGGGATGGCAAACACCAGATGAATCAGATTTTAGCACAAGCGCTGGAGTTAACCAAGGATACTGGACAAAGCAAATAGTTTATCCATGTGCTACACAAGCTTATCATGGACCTTTAGCTAAGTTTGGAACTGTGTCTGGTGCACAGTACATAAAAGTAGAAAGAGTTCTGCTAGGATATAATTATTTAATATTATGTAATAATGCCTGTTGTGTAAATGATATAGCTACTGATCAAAGTACTCATACTACATGGACACATAGTTCATGGTCTGGTAATTCTTTATCAGGTATAGGTATGTCTTCTGATGGTAGAGATGACGGTAATGGTGGTAACGGTGGTACTACTTATATATATCAAAGAATGTCTTATCAACAATCAGTAGTGCCTTACTCTAGAGTTGATACAGGAATGAATAGTCAATATAGTTCTAGTCCTAAGTGCCATTCTACAGGTGATAGTGGTACATGTGAATGGATTTGGGATAGAGATGCTTTATATAATTTTGGGTTAACTAACGTTAGATTAGAAGATTACGTACAAATAGAACATAATTCTGGAAATCATTTTATACCTACTATGGGGTGGGCTCCTTTTAGTAATGATAATGAGCAACAAGAATGTATGCTAATGATAGGCTATACAAAAGGATCTCCTGGAACTAGGTATCCTTATGCGTTTCCTTGGCTTGGTAATAACCCTGAGGCAACAAATTGCCCACAAGATCAGGCGTGGTCTAGAAGAATGTGTAAATATTTAGAGGGAGGTAATGGAAGTAATGAAGGAGTAGGTACTGCATATTATGTGTCCCTTAAGAAAAAAGCTTATGATGCATATGGAGCTATAGGATCTTTACTTTATCATCCTACACATAATTGTTTAGTTTATACAGATCCAGTTATGCCAAGTATGGTTATGGATTCAGGTCCTTTATTTGGTGGAGATAGTTTTGTATCTAGGTTCGCATTTAAACAAGGAAATGAAAACAAGAGATGTGCTAATGCAGTTAAAGGAGCTAGAACCGATGATTGTGTAGCAGAGTTCGCATCAGGTGCAGAGGGTACTCAAACTCCTGCCTATGCGGGAGGATGGAATGTAAGGGAAAGAGAGTCTGGAAACAATGAATCTAGACATGCAGTATATAATAATATTGTATGGTACTGGACAGAGTCTTATATGAATACAGAATTAAGAAATGGTAATGACGTAACAGGCGAACGAATTTACCCTTATCATTTTGAAGGTGTAGGAGGAGGAGGTTCTTATGGAGCTATAAGTTTTGTAGATGATGCTAGAGTACATGATAGAGCTAAAGCATTCTCAACTCAAGATGGTGGAGATCACCAGACTGCAAATTATTATGACTATAATCAAGACTATAGTAAAATTAACGAAGAGAATATATATTCTCCGTTACCTTTACAATTTGATTTCTGTGCAGACTGCCAAGAAAGGCATCCATTTAGAATAACATATTCTGAACAAACTTTCCAAGAAGAACAAAGAGATAGATATAAATCTTTCTTAGCAAATAATTACAAAGATATACCAGCACATAGAGGTGAAATATGGAATATGTTTACTTTAAATAATTCTGTATATATACATACAGCTGAATCTATGTGGAGGATAGATCCTTCAAGAAATGTAGTTTCTCCTGCAGCTGGAGAGCGTAGTGTTTACATAGGAACTGGTGATTTCTTTAGCAATGATATACAAGAAATATTACAATCTGATCAAGGATATCTAGGATGTCAATCTCAGTGGGCTACTATGCAAACTGAAACTGGAACATTCTGGCCAGATGAAAGGCAAGGGCATATGTTCCTACAGCAAGAGAATCCTAAGGATCTTACTAATGTAGGGATGAAGGCCTGGTTTGAAAATAATATGAATATTGAGATATATGATCAATACGAGCTTATATATAAAAAGAAGTTTCCTTTTATAGATAATCCTGCTAACCCTGCGGGGGCGGGATACAACGCTGTGTATGATGTTAGACATAATAGATTTATAGTAACAAAAAGAGATTATGAGTTAAGAGCTCCTTGGGATACTACTGACCCTGCATCTCCTTATTATCACGTTATAGAAGCAGACGAGTACTCAGGCAACTGGGTAATAAGTGGAGGAGCAGCTGCCACTTGTGATTGTCAAAATAATCCTTTATGGGAAGACTTTGATAACTACGTAGTTACTGAAATAACTAATGCTTTAACTGGTGAACAAGAATGTGAACATACTTGGACACAAACAGTAACTAATACTTATACACAATCGTTACCATCGGATACTCATATATGGGCATTTTATGATACAACTTCTATGGGAGCTGGCGCACAAGCTGCTGCTAAAGCTTCTATAAATAATTGGATATCCAATGAAAATGTGCCAGGAGGACTGTTAGCAAACTGGTCTGGTCAAGTACATCACGTAACAAAAGGTCAACCTGAAGAATGGGTAGTATGGCCGATAGATGCTATGGCAACTGGAGAAAATGTCTTTTGTATTTGTTTACTAGATGAGTCTATGAACAGGTATCATGGTTTTGGTGATATTGCTAACTACGGAGCACAACGTACAAATGCTTGGGATACTGATTATACTAGTTATAGAAATGCATGGAATGCCCATACAGGCGGTGGTAAAGAGGCTAGTTCTCTTATATATTCTGTAGCTAATGATGCCTGGAAAGCTGCTTTTGTTTTACACGCGTTTTCTGCTATGCATGGTAATAATATAGACAATTTACCATCATGTGCTACTAATGCTAATCCTGATGACGGTGTAGGAAAGTCTTGTCAAGTAGGAGTTTCTGGTACTGGGGCAGGATTTGTAAATTTATCTATGGCTTACACAGGAACAGGTGCTAATAATCCTTATAGAAATCAACCTCCTATGACTGATTATGGATGGGGAGGTAGATGGGATAGAAGAGATGATAGTGACTTTGGTGCTAATCTAGGTCTTGATATAAGTGAGTTTGTAAGTGCACAAACTGTAACTACTACAGTTAGTGTAACTAATGACTTTATGCAAGTAACTCCGTGTAACTGGGAAAATTTAATGGATACTGGAAGTGATATTTGTTCTACATGTGGTGCAAATGAAACTGCTGGTAATATAAATATAACTTTAAACGATAATACAGTTGCTATAATAAACAGCTTAGATGATATATTTGAATGTAAATCTTGGACCTCTAGTTTTAATGTAGGTCTAAACCAATGGGTATCTTTCCATAGTTATATGCCTCATTATTATGTAGGAATGAGAAATCATTTTTACAGTGGGTTAAATGTAGGTTCTTGGAATGTACAGAAAGGTGTAGAAATATATAGACATGGATTAGTTCCTCTTACTAAAAATAATTATCAAACTTATTATGGATGTGTGCAACCATTTGTTGTAGATATAATAAATAACGACAGTCCATTAAATGTTAATACTTATGATAATTTTCATTTTGTTACAGATGCATCATATTATAATAGTACAACAGACTCATATGTAGATGACAGATATATAACATTTGATTCTGTACTTCTGTATAATGATTATCAACTAACAGGTAATCTAAATTTTGCTATTAAAGACACTAGTGTAAACACAATGATGAGCACTTCTGTAAATGAAGTAGCTAATCAATTACTACTCGAAAGGAAAGAAAGAACTTGGGGCTTTAATGGGTTTAGAGATATGGCTATAGCTAGGGGAACGGGGACTCCTTTGTTTACCTCAGCTTGGTCATCTGTTACAACTACACATTGGTTAGATAAAGTTGTTAATCCTTTAGCGGTTTCCAACACTAAAGCATGGTATGAGCGCCAGTATTTGAGTGATAAATACTTGGGTATTCGCTTATTTTTTAGTAATTTAGCGGGTCAAGGAAAACATAAGCTAGTTATGAATTATTTGTACGGATCCGCACAACAAAATATAAGATAATATGAAGACATCTAACTATAATAATAGACTTAGCAGACCTTACCCAATATTTGCAGAAGGAGGGGGTGCTGGTGGAGGCGCAGGTATGATGAATACCCGTGGTATGATGGACCAACAAAAGGTCGAAAAGAAAGTTAATCATACTACTGGTACATTCTTAATGGATGCTGGTAAGTGGGCATTAAATACAGCTGTAACTCCTTTAGAAACTATTGCAGGTAGAGAAATCTATGAACCTGAATTTAATTATTCGGGATGGGACAAAGCTGACGCAGTGACTTCAGGTATTTCATCTGCTGCAACTGACATAGTGGGTACTTATTTTGGAGGCCCTTTCTATACTATGGGAAAGAAAGCTGTATCTAGTTCACTGAATAAAGTAGATCCTAACAATAAACTATCTTACAGACCAGGGGAAGGACAAGTTACTAAACATGGAGGTGATGTAAGTTATAAAATAGGTAATAGAGAATATAAAACTAGAGGTAGTATAGGGGGTAGACTTGCAGGTAATTCTAGAAGGTTTAATGACGGGGGAACGCCTGGAGGAGGATTTGATATGAGTAAACTAGCTGGCCTTTTAGGAGGTAATACAGGTAATGCAGGTACTGATGGTTTTATGAGTATGTTAACTGGAGGTAACTCTACAGATGCAGCAGTGAATGGAAACAGTACTGGAGAGCTTATGTCTAATTTAACAGGGTCACTAGGAGGTGGAGACAAGTTACAAGGTATTATGGGAACTTATGGTAAAGCTTCTGGTAAAGTAAATCCTAATAGAATAGACGGAGATACTATGAGTAAAGGCCTAGATAGAAATTGGTCTGGAATGGATGGTGGTTTAATTAGTACTTGGACAGATAAAACTCCTAATCAAGTAAATGCTTTAGCAGCTTTCGATAAAGAAAAAGATGTTGCAAATAATTTTGCTAATTCAGAAGGTGAGTCTGGCATGAGAATGTACTCTAATGATCCTGGATCAGGAAATTCTAATGTTGTAAGTTATGGTAACGATGCTAATAATGCTTATACTGATTGGGCTAATTCTAGAACTGCAGTAGGTAACGACAATTGGAATAGAGCAGGAAATACAATAGCTAAACTTGGTAGCCTTGCTTCTAATTATGTTGGAGGAGGAGGCGCTCCAGGAGGAGACGGCAGTGCTATGTTTTCTGGAGGAGGAGGTAGTAATTCTTTCTTTTCTGGAATGGGAGGATCAAGTGCTGGAGGTTTCGACCCATCTTCTTTAATGGGAAATGGAGGAGGTTTTGATATTAGTAGTCTTACTGGAGGTGGAGGTGCAGGAGGAATGGACTTTTCTTCTATGCTAGGAGGAGGCGGTGGTGGATTTGATATGAAGAATTTAGGGAAATATTTTGGAATGAATGCTCCTGGATCTGTAGAGCATGGAGGACATATAAAAAATAAAGATATGAAAACAAAGTTATATTATGATGGTGCCAATGTTAGAAAGTATGGGTACGGAGCAGATGTTGAAACCAGTGGTTCTCATAAAATGCCAGATGGTTCAATGATGAAGAATTCAGAAATGGATTATGAAACAGAATCCACATTACCTTCAGGAGTAAGTTGGGACGGGAATCAGTATAACGTAGCTCCTGATGCTAATACAACTTTTGAAATTACAGAGGGTAATACACATGAGAACGGTGGTACATTTATGGATGTACCTGCGGAAGGCGAAGGTAATACTGTTATAGAAGCTGAAAAAGGAGAAGTAGCGGATGTAGAAAATAATGAAACTTACATCTGGAGTAAGAATAAAGTTCCTGGGACTAATCTTACATTTGCTAAAAGAAAAATGAATAGAGATAAGAAAGCATCTACTATTGAAACTGAGTTAGAGACTCTAAGTAGTAGTACTACTACAGATGAGTATAGAAAGAATACTTTAATGAGACAGTTAATGTTATTAGAAGTAGAAGAAAATGCTGATAAAGATCTTCAAGGTAATATTAAAAGAAAGAAAGAATTAAAAGAAAGAATAGATCTTGATAATCTTTTAATAGGTAATACAGCTATAGCTAAAAATGGTAGCTATGTTAAGAAAGGTAAACGTAAAAAGTTAACAGCATTCCAAGAAAGTATTTATAATAATTCTATTATGAGAATGGGAACTGAAGTTAAATACGAAGAAGGTACTGAGGTTAAAAAACCTAAGAAACCTGTTAGGCCATTTGGGAATCCAACTGATATGAGTTTTCAGAAAAAAATGCGTGACTATAAAAAAGCAATGAAAACATATGAAACAGATATGAGTTCATACGAAGCTTCTCAAAATAAAAAAACTAATACAAATACTGATAACTCAGGTAACAATGCTGAAACTTCTGATTTATACACTCCCGCTGCAGCTACAAATAATAGTATAGAAACAGGTTTAGAAAAATCTACAGAGAGTCAATTTAATGTAGAAGAAAAAGATGGAAAGTATGAGTACACAGTAAATGGTAGAAAAGTTTCAGCTAGCGAATATGATAAAGCAATTTCAGATTTTGAAGCAGATCCTGAAAACTTTGCAACTGTTCCTTATCAGAGTGGAAATATAAATCTTACAAAAACTCAAGTAGAAAATAATATACCTCCTTCTTCAGAGTCAGATAATATTGAAAATTCTGAATTACCACCCCAAGAAGATTTAGTTCCTCAGTATAATGCTGAAGGAATACTTACAGGATTTAAAAAGCCTGATGCTACTCCTGCAGCGGTAGAACCAGAAACACCTGTAAGTATACCTCCTAAGTCTGTTGAAAGTATACCAGTAGATGAGGAGGCTGTAGATATTCAAGGGTCTAAAATACCTGAAGATTTACAAGTTAGTATGGATAACAGAGCTGCGCAAATAGCTGATAATAAGAAAGCTGCGGCACAGCGGTATGACGTTCCTGAAGACTCTTTAATATATAACGATGCAGGAGACTTAGTGCCTGAAAAAGGAACTAAAAGTAAAAGTAATGGAGATACTTGGAATGGTGATGGATGGAATGATGATGCACCTGAAGTAGCAGAGATTGATGCTGAGACAAGAAATAATGAAATAATAAATAATAGAAACAATGCTTTAACTGCTCCTGTAGACGCAGGAGGAGATCCTTTAAACTCAGATCAGCCTATAGAATCAGCAGATGTTACAGATGTTAGTGCTAAAGATATAAATAATGTAGTACCTTCTAATGCTACAGATCTATTTAATAAAGGTGACGGTTTTAAATATAATAAAAATAAAAACAATGCTCCTTCCAAAAATGATAATACAGAAACTTCTAATAGTAAAGGTGATGATGTAGAAGTTACTGATGAGATGATTACGAATGCTACTGTAACAGGTGATGATGAGACTGTTACAGTAGTAGATGAAAACAAAGACAAAGTTGTAAACAATGTTAATAATCAAGTAGTTGATGGAGAGATACCTGGAGGTAGTCAGGGATGGAATCATCAAAGTGTAACAAGTCCTGGTTTTCAATCTTTTTACGCGCAAGGATTTGGAAAAAGTCCTTATGACTGGTTAGGAGATGCTGGATTAATTTATGGAGCCCAAGCAGGTATAGGAAATACTAAGAAATTTTGGGACGAGTATCAAAGTCTTCCAAATGAAAATTTCTCAGAAGGAGTTGGAAAAAGACGTGAAGATAGATTAAATAATAACTTGGACATTATAGATGCATCTAAAAAGAATACTAAACGTGATTTACGTCAGGATTTAAATACACAATTAAGAGGTAATAGAAATACTGCTTCTTCTTTTGGTAATTTAAATGCGAGAGATCAAAATGCATTTAATACATATGCAGAGAACTCTATAGATTCTGATATTAAATACGGTATGATGAATCTTGATAAGCAGGGTGATTTAGCCGATGCTGAATTTGAAAGCGATAAATTAGAAGCTAAAGGAGATTGGACAGTTAGAGGCAATGACCAAAATGATTTAAGTGGGTACTACACTCAGCTAGGAGCCGATAAACAAAACATTGCTAAGAATATGATGGAGCTTGCTAAAAACAAAAACAAAGGCTTTGCAAGTTTGCTACAAGGTAACGCTCTTAATAGTTCAGGAGGATTCCAATTTGGACCTAATGGACAATTAGTTCCTAATAACAATTCAACTACTAATAATGTTACTAATAATTATCATCAAACCCCAACAGGAGAGTGGGAACTATGTCCTGGAGGAAAGTGTGGTGATGGATCAAAAGGAGTCCCTGAAGGAGAAATCCCTGAAGGAGAAATAATAGACAATACAGTTCCTGCTGATAATACAGAGGTTCCTACTGATAATACAGAAGTAATTACTAATACAGATGGAGATCCTGGGGAAAATAAAAGTGATGTAGTAACTAATACTGAATACCAACCTTCAGGATACTTTAAAACAGAAAACAAAGTAGGAGGGTTAAAAGAATTTAGTGGAGATTATTCTCCTATTAATGACGATGGAAGTTTAAATACTGGTTACTATCAAGAGTGGTTAAACATACATAAAGATCCAACTGGTAAAAAATTAAGTAGATTGACGCAAGGAGGGAAACAAGGTAACACAAATACTTACTCTGATGACATAGGTGTAAATGCAAGACCAGAAGATGCTGGAGCTGATTGGCAAATGCAGTTTCCTGGTAGGGATAATGCTGTAGGTAAGAACGTTAAGACTACTGCAGATTGGTATGGAGAAGATTATTTAAGACATTTAATATCTACTGGACAATATAATCCGTCAGCCGCAGATGGTGAAGACGGATATACTAGTGGATTATTAACAGGAAAAGGATCTGGTACTTATCAAATACCTTTAAATCCTGACTCTAAAACAATGGAAAGTACTACTACTTTTCAAGGAGGTGAAGACTTAGATCCTTCAACATGGAATAAAACTCAAAAAGATGCATGGTTAGCTGCTAATGAAGGAATGACAATAGAAGATGCTATATCTATGTATAACCCAGAAGTACAAAAGTATGGGGGACCTATTGCTAAGATGATGTATGGAACTAAAGTTAAAAAGAATCCATATAGATATGGAACTAAAGTTAAGAGATATGATGAGGGAGATCATGTTCATCCACATCAAGAACCTATTTCAGATAACGTAAGACAAGATTATCACGATATGTATGGTAAAAATGGGGCAGGTATGAAAAAAAGGCAGATAAATAATATGCTAAATACACTAAATCCTAGTGTTAGCGATACTATATTTATGCAGCCTAATTTTGAAATGGCACCAGAAAACACTGAATCATCGGAGGCATTTATACCTAACTCTAGTAAAAAAACTAATATGATGAAGGACTTTATGATGGATAATTATACAGAAAATCAAGGAAACGGAGAAGAGTATTCAATGAGTTTTATGGAACCTTTTACAACTTTATTTAATTCTGCAGGTTCTAAAACTACGCATAACAATAAAGGTGGACAAGGAGCTATGTTTAATAAAGTTCCTTTAGCATCTAACTATGATGAGGCTAGTAAAACTGGAAATGTAGAGAAAGCCATTGAGTACGCAACGCCTACGCCAGTAGAAAAACATGGAGGATTAGTTAACTATTTTATGAGCGAAAAGGACAGAAATAGAAAGAATAATCGTAATTTAGCGGATCAAAGAATTTCTGAGTTCCAAACTTTTATGAAAAATAGAAAATAGATATGTCAAGATATTATAAAACAACAGCAACTCCTACAGTAGATTACGGCTTTGAATTACCATTTGATGAGTTATTCAGAGCTAAAGAGTATAAAGATAAGCGACATGATAAATCATTAGAAACTTTACAAACTTCTTACGATGAAATGATGCAGATGAATTATAAGCCTGACGATGAAGGAACTGTAAATGGTTGGAAAAGTAATATACAAGATATTTATACTAAATATTCTCAAATGCCTGATTTAAGTAACGCTGAAGGCCTTATAAAAAGAGATATACAAGGTGCTATACCTTCTAAAGACATTCAAGATGTACAATTCAATTATGATAGATGGGTAGCTGAGCAACAAAATATAATGGAGCTCAAGAAAAATAACCAGTATAATCCTGCAAATGATCCTAATATAGGTAATGTGGGTCCTACTCTTGATCAATTCGATGCAGACGGAAATCTTACAGTTCAAGGAACTAATAGAGAGTTTGACTATGCTGAAGGAGGGGACAGAAGTAAAGCTAAAGCTTTCGAAGAATCTTTCTTTAACAATATGCCTGATCATCAAAGAACACAACAAGGAATTGCAAATAAAGCAGCGTTTGGTTCTGAATCTTGGCAAGAGCAATATTCTAGTTTAATTTATCATTATGGTGAAAAGAATATTAAAGATGATTTTATAAAAGCAGCTAATGGAGATCCAGCCGCTATGAAGAGGATGCAAGAGAAATCTTATGATATGTTGTATAACACAGGTATGGAAAGATTTGGTGTAGAGTTTAATAATGGAAAGAATAATGGAAAGAATAACAACGGCAATAATACAGATGTAACTACACCAAGTAGTTATTATAACAAAGTTATTAATAGGGCTAGTACTCCTGATGGAACTGATTTAAGTTCATCAGAATTAATAACCTTAACAGGTAATGAAGGTACACTTGTACCTAATTCAACAGCTGTTAATGGTACGGGAGTAGCTCCTGATGATAATAGATTATATGTTTCTCCTAGCTTCCAAGGAAATCTTCCTTATTTTGTTTCTCCAGACGCTTCTATGTGGACATCTGATAATAAAGGAGAATGGGTAAATACTGATGAGGAAGGTTCTGCAATAGACAGACAGATTCAATCACATCAATATCAACTTCTTAAAGAGTTTTACGAAGGTGCAAATGTAAGTTTTGATAATATGGGTGAAGAAATACAAAGTATATCTGATCTTACAAGTGTAAAAAACAGAGTTGTAGCTATACAGCCAGGAGAATATATAGAGCCTGCCTTATACCTTGATCAAAACTTAATGGAACTTTTACCTGCAGAAGAGTTGGCTAAATTGAAAAACAGTAAAGGAGGATTAGATAAGTCTGCTGTGCAAAATGCTAAACCTATACTATTAACTGAAGATTTAAAACAAAAAATGTTAAGTAAGTTGAATCAGAATATCTCATCAAGTACTGAACTTATGGGACCTTATTTGACAGGAGAAGGGCTAAGTGCTCAACAAAGTAAGCAATTAATACAATTACAAAATAGTGGTATATATGATCCATTTGGTACTGAAGCTCGTAATATCTATAAAGCAAATGAAAAATATTTAAACGACTTAAGTGATGAGGACAGAATAGCATACGAAAACTTTACAAAAGTTCTTGAAGCCCCTGGATTTAAAGGAGCAGATTATGAGTTTGTCCCATTAAGTGGTAATAATACTTTCTTAGAATATGTCCCAGGTCTTAATGGAGAAGAAGGAACAAACCAAATGCTCACATATGGAACTGCTTATTTTACAGAACAAGAGTTAGATAATATTATAAATACTATACCTGAAGAAGATAGAACTTTTGAAACTATAGAAGAGGATGATAGATTCTGGGATTTTGACGGAAGTAATCTTTGGATCGAACAATTGACAGAAAAGAATATAATTCAAAAAACAACTCACAGTGTTAAATCTACAGATCCTAATGGTAAAGCAACTCAGGTACCTGTATATGGTATATCTATGGTTTTACGTAACCCAGTAGGAGGACAAGCTCGTGCGAGATATGATGATGGTATTATGAAAATGGGAACAGATAAATCGGCTCAATATGGTGATCAATGGGATCAAAATTTAAATAAGAGTTTAAATATAATATCCTCAACTAATGAGCTTGAAAGAGGAAGGAAGGGTAGAAATACTTCTAATAGATATATGATAGAAGGATATGTAGGAAACAATATACCTGGAGCAGAAGTAAGCGGTGCTTTCAATACTCCTGATATGGTAAACAGTCGACAGTTATTGTTTGACAATGTTATTGCCAATGAGAATACAGGTATTGTGTCTCAGTTAGATAGGCTTAAAGATATTGATCCTGCTTTACATGGAGAATTATCAAATTATATTTCTGATGAGATAGAATGGTTAACAAGATTAAACGAGACAAATGGTAATGCAGGTGCTCTTACGGCCTTTATGAATAAAGAGTATGGCGGTAAAGATTTAATTAAATTAAGAGCTGATCTTAATCAAAAAGCTGGGAGAGTTATAAGAATGAATTCATTGATTAATCCACAAATGCATAATGCTTTAGTTAAGGATTATACAGACTCTGAATTAAGAGAATCTTCTAGAGTTATAGTAAGTGATTTTACTAGGTTAGATAATAGTTTAGATGCTTCAAATAGTAATAATAATATAGGTATTGAAAATGGTCGGGTAACAGATTTTGATTTATTAAGAACTGCTACTGATAGACAAGCAACTATTGAGGGCTACACTCCTATTAATGATACAGAGTATTCAAATATAACGTTAAAAGACGGTAATAATGGAGTAAATGGTGCATACCTTAACCCAGGGGCACAAGGATCTTTAAATTCTTTAAATACTTTTGCTTCTGCAAACAACATGAATATAACAGTGACTAGTATGTTTAGACTACCCGCTTATAATAAAATAGTAAAAGGGCATCAGGATAGTCCTCATCTAGACGGTAATGCGCTTGATCTTGATTTAAGCTCAGGTAGACAAATTAAACAAGCATTTGATAGTCAAGATCCTACAGTTAGAGGAGCGATAAGATCTATACAACTACACGGGGATCATTATCATGTTATTTTAAAAAATAGTACACAATCTAAAGGCGAATAAATATGTCTAAAAAACAGTACAGACCTATCGATAAATACGATGAGGCTATGGAAAACATGGAAGTTAACCAGAGCGAAACTAATCGTGAATTTTTACAAGATAATCCTATAATTCAAAATGATTATGATGATAGAATGGATAATCTTTATAAAATAGATAATAAAGGTCTTAAAGATATAAAAAATATTTACGACACTGCTGACGATGAGACTATAAAAATATTACGAAATAGGCAAAACGATGAAAATCTTGATGCCATATTAACGTCTCCTTATATAGCAGATAACACTCCTACATACATAGCCCCTAAGGGAACTCCAGGATATGCAAATCTTTTTGAACAGCAATCTGACCCAAGAAATACTTGGAATCAAATATGGAATTCTGCAGATAGGATTCATGGTGATGCTATAAAATATAATATTCTTACTGACGAACTAGAGTTAAAGGATATATTAAAAGAAAAAAGTGAATTACAGAAGCAGGAGAATTTAATAAAGGGCTTTGAAAAAGATCAGCAAGATGCTAAAAGATTATCTGAAATAGAGAAACAAGCTGCTGAGTTACAAAGTGAAATTAAAAAGAATAAACTTGAACTTCAAGAAACTGAAAAAGGTATAGCAGAAAGACCTGTAGACGCAATGTTTTCTGCTGAGGGTAGAAGATTAATGGACGAGGAAAGTTCTGATTTCACTGACTATTGGATGTCAGGAGAAATGGGAGAAGATATAGGAGGAGCTATGTCTGATTTTAAAATGTTAAGTATGGCACTTGCTACAGGTTATGGTAGTAATAAACTGGCTAAGTATGCAAAAAGACTTCCTGGCGCCTGGGGTAAAGTAATTCCACCTGTAGTAACTTTAGGAGGTATGCTAGCGGGTGGAGGATTTGCTTATAAAATGAGACAGCATGAATCGGATGCTGAAGCTTACGGTGCTTATGAGCAACGTGTAAAAGATCTTGAAGCTAGGCATTTACTTACTACAGGCCAACCACCTACTGCTAAACAAAAAGAATCTATACAAGGAGAAGCTATAAAAGGTATGAAATCTATGCATCAACAGAATATGAATCTGTTAGCAGGTGATTTCGCACAAGTATCTATGATGTTTGTTCCGTGGGGAAAAGTTATGAGTCCTTTTGTAGCGGCAGGATCTAAAATACCAGGAGTGGCGGCAGCAGGATCTAAACTATCTACAGGTATGAATAAGCTGCCTAAATGGGCTTGGAATCCTAGAAATGCTAATAGACTTAGAACAATGGGAAGAGCTGTTCCTATTATGGGGGCTAATGGATTTTGGGAGGGATTTGAGGAAGGTTATCAATACACACTTGCAGATGATTATAAACAAGGAAAGTATGACGAATACGATCCAGGATTTTTTGAAAATCTTCCACCATCTTTTGATGCAACAGTAGGATCTGTACCAGGAGTATATAACACATTAGTAGGCAATCCTGTAAGAGGATTATTTGGGTTTACAGAGCATAGAGATAACAATAGAACTGACTCTAAAGAATTTAGAAATGCTGTTAGAGCAGGAGGGCTTTTAGGATTATTTATGGGAGGTGGTATAAGTCTTGCACAAAATGCTTTAGACTTTGCAGAGAATAAAACAGTAAAAGCTAAATACCAAGAAGAGTATAATTTAATAAATGATAATTTAGATAAATATTATGATAGTCAGCAGAGGTCAGATAGAGCAGACATATTATATAATGTGTTTGAAAAGGACGGTGGTAAAAGACTAACACGAGCTTTAAGATCTCACGAAGAATATACACAACAGGAAGGACTTACTGACAAATCAGACATGGTTGAATACGGTAAGGTAAATAAAGAAGTAGCAGATTTAAAGTCTTACTATGATCTTTTACAAGGGGATAAATATAAAAATCTTACTAAAGAAGATAAAGTAGATGCATTAAAGGCGTTTTCTCATATGAGACATGTATCTGAAACTAATATATCAGAAGCAGCAATAGCCGAGAAAGAAGCTAGTAGAATAGCAAAAAAAGCTAGAAAATCTTTTCCGAGTGATGAGCAATTTAATTTATGGCAATTAGCTATGAATGTAATGTCATTAAAAGCTATTGGAGCGTCTCATAAAAAAGTTAAACCAGGTAAAGAAAAATATGGTTCCGCAGCATACACTAAATTTGTAAACTCTTCTTTTATAAAAGCTAATAATAAACTATTAAAAGAAGCTGAGGCAGAATTAAAAGCTAAAATGAAAGAGTTAGGTGTTAAAACTATTCCTGAAATATCAGAAAATAAAACTTATACTGATGCTCTAGTTCGTAAAAATGGGGGACTTATGGGAGCTGCTATTATTGCACCACAATTGATGGATATGCAAGATGCTAATAAAGCATTTAAGATTAAGAAGAATCCTTTTTACATGGATATGAAGGCGTGGAAAAAAGCTACTGATGCATATAATAAAAGAAAAACTAAAGAAATTAATGATTACTTAAATAGTACTAAGGCTAAAGATCAAAATATAAATGAAGGAGATATAGTATGGGCTAGATCAGGAAATTTAAAAGGTAAATATGTTAGAAAATTTGGAATTAATGGGATTGAAAATAAAGATGGGTTTCACCCTTTAGATGCAGAGGACTTTGCAAGCATGGAGCGAAGAATTCTAGATAAAGATAAAGTTAAAGATATTGTTTCTAATTCTAATAAACAAAGAACTTCTACTAAAGTTGAAAAAAATAAAGACAGTCAAGACACACAACCTGTTGTAGATGCTTCAAATACACAAGATGATACTAAAAAACAACTTAAAGAAGATAAATTAGTTTTAAAACAGAGAAGTGATCAAGATCTTTCTACTCCTGTTTCATTTTCTGCGCAGAATGAAGATTTTTCATATAAGCATCATCCAAATATTCAAGCGGGTAAAGAAGATGACGCTGTAAATAAATTTGTAAACAGTAGGAGTAGAGAAGACTTGAAAAATCTTATTGTACAAATTATTGATATAAATACTGAGGGCGCCCCTTCAAATATAAATGAATTAATATCCAGAAAAGAACCTATAGATGAGAATGTAGATTTAAGAACAGCTAATGCTAAAAGTCAATTTGGTAGAAATGTTAAAGTCAAAATTAAACTTATAGACCCTAAAACGAATCAATCTGTTGAGACATATCTTTATAACATAGTGTCTACCAGTGAGATAGAAGAGTCTGATAATATTGTTACTACTTTTAAAAATATATTAAATGCTAGAATTTTAAATAACGGACCTTTATATGGATCTGTATCATATGTAGATTTTGGAAAATTTAATAATATACCAGGACAACAAGGTAAAATATCAAAGTTATTTGGTAATAACAAGCCCCACCTAGCAATCAATGATGGTAAAGGTATAACTGATGGTATAAATCCATATTTTACTGTAACTGAAGATGGTGTAGGTAGAGGTAGATTATATGCTATATTTACAGATCCTGTAGATAATACTACTATTCCTGTTAAGTTAAATAATAGAAACTTAACGAAAGAAGAAACAAATGAGCTATTTGAAATTGTAGAGAAATTTTTAAACTCTACAACACAGGACCCTTTTACATTTACATCTTTATATAAAGATACAGGACTAACTGTGTCTCAATATATGAATTTATTAACGTTTGTAAATGATAATACAGATTTAGCAGATGACCAATTTGATTTAAATGCAGCTTCCGCAACTACTTTTGGATTTAATCCTTCTACGTCAACGAGATCTGCTCATTTCCAATTTGGTAATCTTACTATAAATAAAAATATGCTAGATCAAGAAAGATCTAAAGCACGGACAGCTTTTATGAATCATGTAAGTAAATTCAAAAAGAGACATGCACATGCTGCAGGTATCAATAGTAGTATATTTGATATTCCTTTTATAGCATCAACAGGAGTTACTGAATTCACTTTCTTAGGAAAAGTATATAAGAAAGGTGTTAATGATAATTATAACTCAGATTTTGTAGAAGCTGACAGAGTTTTAACTACTGATTTAGAAGTATTATCTAATGGTAGAATACAAAAAGATAGAAGATTAGTTATAGACATTTACGAGTTTACAGGTAAACCTTCAGTTCTTAAAAATGAAGATAAAATAAACGAATTACCTGAAGACCTTAAAGGCGTAGATACTACTCCTGTTAATGATGAGGAATTTAATCCTGATATGTTTGATCAACCTATGGAGATAATTTTAGAGCCTTCTCCAACTGAGCTTTTAAATCCAAAAGAAGCAAGAGCATATTTAGATAAAGTACTGGGGACCGCAGTTCCTGTTAGAGTTAAAGACAAATTAGTAAAACTTGGAAGCAATGGCATGGAAGTGTATGCTGCATTTACTAAAGGTGTTATAGAGTTATCTAAAATGGCACCGAAAGGAGCTGAATATCATGAAGCTTATCATGCTGTAGAAACTTCTTACTTAACTAGTAGTGAAATTGCAGCATTAAATGCTGAGACTAGATTAAAGCATGGAAAACCTACAGATGCTACTATATCAGAAATACAAAAGAAATATCCTACTTGGGAGTTAACTAAAAACACTGCTGAAAGCATAGCTCTTAGTGAAATACGTGCAGAAGAATACAGAATGTATGAAACCGCTATTCAAGATGATAGGATTACATTTAAAAATTTAGGAGCTAAATTAAAAAGATGGTTTAATGAACTTATTGATTATTTAGTACCTATGTTTTCTACTACTACAGCCGCTAAAATATATAGTAGGATTTCAAGAGGACATTATAGAAAAAACTCTAATAAAATACTTTCATTATCTATAAACAATCTTTCACAGTCAATAGAAGAGACTGCTTTAGAAGAGGCAGGTTTTTCTATAAGTGATAGAAATGCAATTGCTACATCTTTAATATACGCTTTAGTAACTAACAAGGGCCTTAAAAATATTAAGAATTTAACAGATATTAAAATAACTGATAATATACTTAAAGGTTATTTAAATTATATACAAAAGATAAGAAAAGAAGCAGGTAATCAGAGTGTTGCAAATAACTTAGAAATAATAAAAGATAATATAAAGTATTTCTTTGATGCTGAAACTAATAAAGGATTAGTTCCTGATATACTTTCTCAATATAAAATCAAGTTAGAGACTGACGAAGATACTAAAGGAAATAAAGATGTGTCACAGGCTATGTCCTCACATTTTGAATACAGTGGTAAAGACAATGCTAGTACAAATACTAAAATATTGCTGTCGTTTTTAGCCAAACGTAACAAGAGGGGGGAGGAAATAGTTGATGCTCGTACAGGTTTGACAGAGATAGAAAGGTTTTCAACAGTATGGAATACAATAGAAAAATCTTTAGCAGATATTACTAGCTATGCAGAGTATAATTCACAAAATGAGCTAGTGGTATACAACGCTTATGATTTAATGATGAAATCCTTAGAAAGATTATCTGAATTAGTCCCTACTTTTACGGGGCTATCTTCTAAAATAAAAAACTTAGAGGAGAATGATCAAATTAGATTTTTCAATGCGTTTTCTAAAGCTTCTATGAATTTTGTAACAGGAATCACAGATAAGTGGTCTTATCAATTACAGGAAGAAGGCGGAGAGTTAATGAATATAGAACAATCAAATACTAGATTTATTGATCCTGCAGTTCAGGGTAGAAAATTTGCTATTAGAAAAGAGTGGTTAGAAGGATTAAAAAATAAGAAGTTCTTTATATTAAAAGAAGAGGAAGAAAATTTAGATGTTAATACGCCCGTATTAGAAACTATATTGAAATCTTGGGATATCATGAAGAAGGGATATATGTCTGAACTTAAACGTATGAATAGAGATATGGATTTGAAAGTATCAGAAGAATATAAATCTGAACTAATCTCTAATTTAAAAGTTTCTGGTATTTCATTATCTACAATGGGACTAGATGTATTATTAAAAGCAGAAGCTACTGAAGCAGAGTCATTAAAGACTTTATTTTTAGGTAAAGAACGTAATTTCGGATTACAAGATGTTTACGTGCGTACAACTAAAAGTAAAAAAACAGGTAGAAATCCTTATGACTTTAGCAGTATAAAAGTGAGATCTGAAAATGTAAATGCTCCTATGGATTTAAACTTCAGTGAAAACAATCCATTCTCTTGGGCCAACTCTGCTATTAATATGTTAGCTGAAGCTGAGGCTTTAGTTAATAACAGTATGGGGCAAAGTAACATATTAGGGCCTAAAGGTAAATCTTACTGGTTGTATTCTTTAAATAACTATTTATCTAAGTTTTCTAATAAACTTAATGCTTCTACATATGAAGGAGAACAGTTATTAAATGATAGATGGTCTAAAAGTTCCTCATGGTTAAAATCTATATTAGCAGGTAACGCCATTAAAGTAAGAACTTTTAATAACTTAAAATTATCTAACTCTAAAGATGAGGGTACTTCAAATACTGAATTAACTCCATCACAAGAGCATGCATTTAGAATAAATTCTACACTAGATGGTATAGCTAGGCAAAAAGGTCTTTTATCGCCTCCTACTATGGCTGATAAATCTATTTGGAATCTTATAGAAGGAATGTCTGTATATGACGTATTTGAAAATTCTGATACAGGATTTGAATTAAAACCAGACGGCACTATAAGATTAGGTGACAATATATCTAGAAAAATAGCATTATACGCAGCGTCTGAGATTTCTAGAGTACAAGCAGTTACCGAAGAATTATTTGGTAAAAATAAATTAAATGACACGGAGCTTACAAATTATTATCACTATAATGGTAATAATGAAGATAATACACGTAATAGAGACTCTGCAAATGGACTTAAATTTATATTATTCCCATCTTTAACTAGTAAATTTCTTAAAGAAGCAGGGATAATGTCAGAAGATGGTTTATTTTTAGATAACTGGAATTCAGATTTAGTATTAGATAAGCTTACAAAATTTGTAAAGCCTATTTTAATGAATCGAATACAAGATGAAATTTCATTTGCTTTAGAAAATGGTGTAATAATTAGAACAAAACCTACAGAAGATACTATAATTTATAAAAATAATAGTATATCTACTAAAATATTAAAAGCACATAAAGAGAAGTATGGTCAAAAAGGAGGTAAATTTAAAGAACATTATGGTATAGGATTAGCTATAGCTAACTATTCAATTAATAACTTAATATCTAATATAGAGACAACAAAGTTATACTCTCAAGATCCTGCTTTTTATAAAAATTTAGATGATTTATCTAAACGTTTTCCTGAATTAATAGCGCCTGGTCAAGACCTTAAAATAATAAAAGGCCATGAAACTTACACAGCGGCTATTATAGAAGATCAGATTCTTCCTAAAGCGAAGTACTATGATAATTATCTTAAATTCTTAATTGAAAAGAAAGGGTTAAGTAGAGACGAAGCTAAAAAAATATTAAAACCATATTTAAATATAAATGTTACTGATGCACAAGCTTATATAACTCTTCCTAGATGGAGGTCTCTTATGAGGATGTTAGGGAAATGGGATAAAAAATATGATGCTACTTACTTTAGAGTATTAAATGGAGAAATTGTTGATGACACTAATTTTGACATGATACTGGCGCAGCCATTAAAAGGTATGCATTTTGAAACTAGAAAAGGAAAAACAGCTGATAATGGGAAAACAACTTTACATATACCAACATATTTAAAATACTCTCAAGCTGTTCTTATACCTAGTGTTGTAAAAGGAACAGAGCTTTCTAAATTGCTTGAAGCTATGAATACGCAACATGTAGATGAAGTTGTATTTGAATCAGGTATAAAAGTAGGGGCTTTGAGTCCTTCTAATATAATGCAAAACCAGGAGACTGGGGAACTTTCTAATAATATAGTTTTAAATCCATTTATATTAAAGAATGAATTTTGGAAATTACAGCAAGACTTAAAGCCACATTTGGAGTCAGAATCTTTAGAAGGATCTCAGGTTAAGAAAAATATAATAGGTAATATTGACTTAGAAGCTATGTATAAAGTTCCTACTAGGATTGCTAATGGTGAACAACAATATAAAGAGATTTCAGGGTATGAACTAGTTAAAGAGTTACATGCTATAGACAGATCATTAAGCGATCTTGAAAAAGATGCAATGGTAAATGAATGGGGAGTTAGTACAGAAACTGTTGATATGCTAACTGGTCAAGTTAAATATCATATAGAAGACTATACAAAACTACATAGTATATTATACAATGCTTTTAAAGCTAAGAAAAATACTCCTAAAAAACTACTAGAATCTCTAGCATTAAATGAGTCTGGAACTGGATTTGCTATTGATATTAGCTCGCATCCTTTTATGAGAGATATTGAAAGTATGTTAGGGGCAATGATAACAGATAGACTTGTTAAGCTTAAGATGCCAGGTGGGTCTTTTATACAGCAAAGTAATTTTGGTATGCAGAGAATGAAGAAATTTTCTGATCTGCCTCAAAAAGTTAAAATAGAGTTAAACAAACAAATAAATGAAAGAGGATTAGGTGCTGTATATAACAGTAAAGATGGTACAGTAAGAGCTCAAATATTTTTACCTAGCTGGTTTAAAGAAAAGCACGTTCCAGGACATGAGCAAATGTCTAATAAAGAAATAGCAAAATATATAAAAGATAAACGATTATTAACTGCAGTAGGTTATCGTATACCTAATCAGGCTATGAGTTCTATAGACTCTTTTGATATAGTAGGATTCCTTCCAAAATCTGTCGGAGATACTGTTATAGTTTACGATGAGTTTACGGCTAAGACTGGGGCTGATTTTGATATAGATAAATTGTATATAATGCTACCTTCTTATGCAGAGTCTAAAAAAGGTTTGTATTACGTAAATTATGACGGCACAAAAACAATTGAAGAAAACAGACAAACTAGAGGAAACAGAGTAGAGCTATTTAAAAAATCTTTACGAAATAGAAAACTAGAGTTATACCAATCTATACTAACGAGTAATAATACATTTGATCAGCTAATAAATCCTTTAGATAGTATGGCCACTAAAGAAGATGCTGCTCTAGTTAGATATTTAAAAGTTAAATCTACTTTATTACCATCTCAAATTGAANAGATTGAAGCANCCAGAGAAACTGAAGATTTCTATTCTACTGTAAGTTCTGTGCTAGCTTCTAGAAATGATTTAGAGTTTTTCTCTCCTGTGTACCAAATGAGAACCAAAGAAACATTCTTAGGAGGTAAGTTTGGTGTAGGTCAAGAAGCTAGGCATCTAGTAGATCATGCTATTTCACAGTGGGCACTAGAAAATGTAGAATCTTCTTTATTTTTAAAAGGTAAAGATATAGGTCTAGGTAGACTAACTCCACAAACTATGGTTACAGATCTTTCTAGTATAACTGATACAGCAGGAGGCCTTATATCTAACACTATGTCTGCACGACTAGATGCATATGTAGATATAGCTAAAGATCCTTATATATTTTATTTAAATAATAATAAAACAACTGCTAATACCGTTGCTTTACTAGATAGAGCAGGTGTAGATCCTAGATGGACTAACAGATTTATGGGTCTTAGAGTTTTATCAGATTATGTAAAAACTCAGGATTTCATTAATTCTCCAGGTAGCCCTGGGGTAAATATTAATGGCAAGCGTGTATTTAAAGCAGAACAAGTTTTAAGAAATCGTTTACTAACTAAGTACTCCGCATTAACAGGCACTCCTATAGCAGATATTAAAATAGTTAATTTACTTAAAGAAGATAGCCGTATAAGAATGTATTCTAGACGTAATAATATACCTTTAGAAGATGCTGTAGCACTTAATGCTAAAAGTCCTATAAGAATTAGTGACATTATAACTACAGAAAGATTAGAATCTCTACTGGACTCTTCACAGACTCCAACGGCAAATAGAACTTATGATGAGTTATTATTATTAAACCTGTTCCTAAATCTTAAAGGTACCGCTAGTGAATTGAATAAAGCAGTTACAGCTTCTAAAGCAGATACTCAAGGTGCTGCAGGAGGTGTTGTAGGGGCTATTATAGGCCAAAATAATATAGAAGCTGTATTGGAAACAGATGTAATAGGAGGGTTTTCTGAAAGGTTTGATGGAACTATGCTAGGTAAGTATCAAGAAAATGGTCCTAATATGATGCTGTCTTTATTTGGCAATACATTCCTAGCTGGAAACGCTAATTTTAAAGGTATTATGAAAGACCTTTCTGAGTTAGTAGGTAATGAAAAAGTATTACAAAATGAAGACTTATATAGAAAAGTTTATGCAGGCTTTATTTCATACTTATTTTCTAAAACGCCTTTTTACAAAGGTATAGACGTAACTGATATTTTATACTCTAAAAACAATGTTGTAAATAGATTATGGAGATATAAGAATGAAGATAATAGCCCTATAAAAGATAATCCTTTTGTACAATATTTATCACCAGAGTTCTCTAATACTAAAAGGGGACATGATTATATAATAACATCTGCGAGTGAGAAAAAAGAAGGTGTAGATAAAGACTCATTAACTGAAGGGTGGAATGCTTTGCTCTCTAGTGAGGATGCTGCTGTAAGAAAATTTGCTGAGGACTTATATAAATTCTCTATATTATCATCAGGATTTAGTAATACTTTGTTTTCTTTCCACGAATTAGCGCCTTTACAGTATGAACTAGACAATGGTGTATATGACCAATTTGGTCAACAAGTACTAGACATTAAAACTCATGGTAATATAATATTTGATGAGACAGAACTAAAAAAATTCCTTAAAACTCAAACTAGTAATACGGAATTAGTTCCAGAATATTTTGCTAAGTCTCCAAAAGTCATTAAGATTCCAGGGTCTAAAATAAGTTATGTTTATAATATAGTATTACCTTCTAACAGTGCACGTAAATTTATAACCAGAGAACCAAAAGAAGGATTTAAACATTTTGTACCATTCATAGAAGTAAATGTTAAAGGTAAACAAGTTGTTTTAATGGAGCACATAGGTTATAATGAAAAAGGAGATGCTATTTATCAATTAACTGAAAGAACAGGTACTTATAAGAAAGGTAGAAAAATCTTTGAAAATGCAGAAAACAGAACTGAGCTTAAAGAAAACCAGATAGTAAATGTATTTAATGATAAAGTTATAAATAATTGGTTAGGTGTTCTAAGGCAAAATAATAAACTAGTAGCTTTAGCATCAATAGCAGCAAAACTTAACAAAGGTGGAAAATTCATTCCTCTAGATGCTGCACAATTAGACTATGATTCTCAATCAGAATTTAGTAATACTCTAAATAACGAAGAAGATTTTACTAGTACTATATCTGAAGAACAAGATTTACATACTATACTTACTCCTAATTATAAATTAGAAGAATCTTTCCCTGTTGTAATTCAAACAAGTAAAGGTCCTAGAATTGTAGGAATATTTAAAACTATAGCTGAGGCTATAAATGAAGGTATAGAACCAGAAGTAGCAATTAAAGCTGCTCTTAAGTATAACTTGGAGCTGCAGGAGTATATAGCAGGAATTTCAGAAGAGTCTGTTTCTTATGATAAAGAAGTAGGTAATTATATTGGATATGCAGCAGCATGGAATAAATTCATAGGTTTAGCAGCGAGAGGTGAGGGTCAACAGATATTTTTTGAACAGCAAAAAATAAACCAGATGGATTACTTCCTTGATTCTAGACCTTTAACAGTACTTTTACAACAGTTTGAACGTCAATTACCAGTTAAGTCGGCTTATAGTCCTATAATTAATATGATGCAGGAATTAACTAGAGATACACACACTGAAATTGTTTATACAAGTGCGGATGTTATAAAGAAATCTAGAGCTGAGAGTTCAGTAGCATTTTATGATCTAAATGCAAATAGAGTGTTTATGCCTCTTAAAATAAACACAATAAAAGGATATTCAAAAACAGAGACAGAAGCAATGGTTTTATTACATGAAACTATTCATAATATGACTGCGCAATCTTTACACAAACCTTGGAATAGTAAAACAACGACAGAAAAAATGTTCCAAGTTAGGGTACAAAAGTTATTAGATTTATATATTGAAAAAACTAAGCTTAAAGATATGCCTGAACAATTGCAAACTGCTGTAGAAAAATATATAAAGATTAATGAAAACCTTCTTTCAGGAGAGAAAAAGTACTTTAATTACGGAGCATATGCAGAAGAAATGAATAACGTATTTGATGAGTTCTTAGCTTATGGATTAACTTTTAAAAAGGTTATGAAACAATTAGAGAATATACAAATACAAGAAGAAGGCCCTTTATTTGAAGGAACAATGTTATCTAATCTTATAAAATCTATCATAGATTTATTTACAAGTTTAATGGATAAAGTGATAGGGACTAACGCTAAAGAATTATTAGAGATTACTTTCACGGATTTCATTAAAAATGGCGTATCTTTGGATAAGAGTATAGAAGATATTTATAAAGATATTGGAAACTTTGTTTTACCTTCTAGTGAAAATCTCAAATTTTATAATCGACTTAGTAAAGAAGTAAAAACCAGAGCAAAGAAAAAATGTTAAATTATGGCATGTACATTTATAGTTAAGGATCCTAAAACAGGACAAGATGTTGATAGTCTTTTATATAAAGACTTAGTAGATCATTACAATTCAGAATCTGAAGCGGAAGAAGCGTATAGATCTGTCATTGACGGTCCTAAATTTAAATCTCAATTTGGAAATTTTCATAAAAATCCTAATTTATATACTTTAAAGACTGATAAAGGAATACCTAGATTAGATAAATATGGAGAACCTTTGGCTACAGATGTTGTTAAATATTTTGCTAATTGGAGAATAGCTAAAAAAGGACATAATTACAATGAGTTTAATAATGTTGCAACTCCAGGGTTGTCAAGATTACAAAAAATTGTAGACACTTTAAGTACTCGTTTAGAAAACTTAAGAAGGATGGAGGGAACTTTTCATCAACAACAAAAATTAAGGGTACAAATAGGAGATTTGTTAAGGCAAATTGGTGAAGCAAATGAGATGAGAGGATTTGTTAATTATACAAAAAATGCTATTAGAGATGTAGAAACAATAGTAGAACAAATTGAAGAGAGTGAAAAAACTGGTAAGAAATTAAGTGGCCAGCAAATGAAAAACATGTACAGTATTATACAGGCGTATAAAGATGTATCTAAAGTAATTAAAGACGCACAAGAGTTAGAAAACAGCTCTAGTCTAAATTTAGGTAAATCTTACTTTTTACCTGAAGCTGTGATAAGGAATCTTAAAAATTTACAAGAAACTTTAGATCTTATAGAAAACGAATATAAAAATAGATCTTTAGAGCAAGTAGCCGACAATATTGTAACAGGAGAATATGAAGCAAATGCTAAAGAATTTTATAGAAGATCTTTTGCAGAAACAGAAGAAGGAAAAAGGAAGAAAGGTGAAACAAACACAGATTATCAACAAAGAGTTCAAGATCATGTGGTTTTAAAAATGCAGGCAAGTTCTTCTATTATAGAAGCAGACGCTAAGCAGCATGTAGTAAGATTATTATCGGCAGGTATAGACATTTCCTGGTTAGAAAGATGGGCTTTAAATGCCAGTAATACAACCTCTCCTATACTTAGAGCTTTAAACTATTATATACTTAAAGCTGAAGACACAGGAAGATTAAGATGGACTAAATTTGCACATGAAGGTAATATACTTTTCCAAGAGTATAAGAAGTATATGAATTCTTTAGGTAAGAATGAGAATAATTTATCGGATTTCTTTTCTCTTATTGGTGAAAGATCCTATGATGACAAAGGGAATCTTAGTAAAAATGGTAGCGGCTGGATAACACATAGATGGCATAGTAATTGGCATAAAGATCTCGAAACTATAAAGAAAGCAATGTATGCTTTAAAAAAGAAAGCAACAGTAAATGCTTTAGGCCAAATAGATAAAGCTGCAAGTGCAAATAATAGAAAAATAAACAGAGTTTATACAGCTCTAAGGAAATTATATCACTCCAATAAATCTTATGATCAGGACGCAGGAATTAAAGGTCAAAAAGATAGGATATCTGTAGCATATGAAAGGGTTAGAGATTTAGAAAAAGCTATTTTAAAGAAATCTGCTGTAATAAAAAGTCTTCAGGATCTTAAATCTGCTACACCTAAACAAATAAATACAATAAATAAATTAGAACAGCAGGTATATGAATTAATGGAAACAAGAGCATCTATGATATCTGATGCAGTGTCTTTAGAGAACACTCTAAGAGACGAACTATTTAATTTTGAAGATCTATACCATGTTCCAAATATGAATAGAATAAAGTCGGATAGGGCTAATTTAAAAAGACTTCTAAACAGTGTAAACATAGAGTTTAATTTACATCCTGTAGAAAGTTATAAGTCTCAACAATATGAAGAGCTTAATAAATTAAAAGCAACAGATCCTAATAATCCTATCTATCAGTATTACAAAAAGTTTGTACTGAAAGGAATGAAAATGAGAGATTCTGCACGTCCTGAAGAGTTTAAAACTAGATATAAGTATGATGCTATTAGAAAATTAATGTGGGAAAGATTTGATGATGTAATGACAGGCCCTAATAGTATCGGAGAAATGTGGAATAACTGGACAAAGAATTACATAAAAGAAATTTTTACGTACCAGAGAGGTAAAGATATTGAAAGTGGGCAACAATTGAAGGCTACAGGGGACGTTGTAGATTCTAAATTAACACATATTCCTATATTTTTTACAAAGACTATAGAACTTGCAGATCAGCAAATGCATATACATCAAAACATATTAGTTGGTAACTATGTTTCTATAAATTATAATGAGAAGAATAAGATACTTCCATATATAGAGATGTTATTAAATTTGGTACATAGTAGAAAATTAATTAAGACTAAAGGTTGGCAAAGAGTATTTAAACAAATGTCTAGTGCTGCAAGTGAGAGCATAGGAAAAGTTCTTCAAAAAGAAGAGTCTCAAGAAGCTAACAATACTTATAATAATGCTATGGATTTAGTTGCTCAAAGGATGTTTAATGAAACTGTAGAAGAAGCTGGAATAACAGTGGGCCCTATTTCTATTAGACAGCTATGGAATTTATGGTTAAGTGCTACAAGTACTGTTTTACTATCAGCAAACTGGATGTCAACAATAAGTAATAGATTACTAGGTGGAACTTTACATCTTTCTGAATCTATAGGTAATGAATTCTTTAGTCCTAAATCAATGGCTAAAGGAGCTGTATATTATCATATGGATGAAGCTAACATAATTGCAGATATAGGAAGAGCTTTTCCAAGATCTAAAACAAATTTATTAGGACTACTATTTGATCCTATGAATGATTTTAGTATGCATAACCATGTATACGCCTATAATAATAAAATGAAAGCTCTTTTAAATAGTAATACTTTACATGGGCTTAATAATCTGGCAGAGCATAATATGCACCATGAAGTTATGTTAACGGTTTTAGCCGAAACAAAAGTTCTAAACAAGGAGGGGGATTATATACATAAAAGTGGTAAAGGTATTACAAAAAAACGAGAAGAGGCCATGGATCTTGCAAAAGCTTATTCTAGAAAAAAAATTAAAGATGGTATCAGAGCTTTTGATGTAAATTTAGATAAAAAAGTTGCGCAGGTAGAATATAGAGTTGGCGAAAGTTATTATAAAGCTCCGTTACATGGTAATATGAATCTTGATATGAGTTTACGTACACAGCAAGAGGAAGAGAATATGCAAACAATAAGTAGATTAACTCATATAATACAAAAGATAAATGAAATGGAACATGGGGCATACTCATTAAGAAATGCTCCTCCTATGAGAAGACAAGCTGTAGGGCAGGGACTAGAAACAATGAGAAAGTTTTATCCTGTAGGTATCAAGCAGAGACTTCAGGGTATAGGAAGCGCCTTATTTCAATTGTTTACTAATTTTGGAGAGTTTGCTAGAACTAGGGGTAATGCATCTTTCTTTAAAGATTCTAAGGACTTTTCAAAAAATGCAACTCGTATATATGATCCTATTTTAAATACACTTAAAGAAGGTAAATATGTAACAGCTTTAAAATATTTTGCTTTTTCTGCATACCACGGGTTTAAAAAGCTAGGACAAAAGTTTGCTAGATTACATGATGATACTTATAAAGTAAAGAAAGGTATTTTATCTATGTCAAAAGAAGAATGGGGAAACATGTCTGCACATGAAAAGGCTGGTATTAGAAAAACAGTTTTTGAATTAGGGCTTGCTGTAACTTTAATGTATGCTGCACAAGGAATGAAAAAACGAGGAGACGATGAAGATGATATGTATTATATGTATGCATTCTTTATGGCTAGGCTTCAAACAGAGCTAATGGCCTATATAAATCCATGGGAAGCTGCAAGATTGTTACAGTCTCCAGCAACTACTACAACTTTTATAGAACGTATATGGACTCTTATGGAACAATTTGGTAGTGATACTTGGGGAGGAGAATGGGAAAGGTATAAAGCAGGGTCTAGAAAAGGAGAAACAAAAATACAAAAAGCATTGTTTGATGTAGTGCCGTGGTCCAAAGCAATCAATCGTCATAAATATGTAAAAGATATTTTAACTTACCACTATAGGGATTAACGAAGAAGAAGATTACGTCTATAAGGTAAAAAAAAGGCTAGTAATATTAATTACTAGCCTTTCTTATGCTGGGTATAGGTAAAACCAATCACAAAACTACCCCAAGCTAGGGCCGAAGCTATCGCAACTCCCTAATATTTTTAAGTCCCATATCATTAACTTGTTTTTCTGCCCAAACACATTCTATCATATGGTCCCCTCCGTAAATTTTCTCTAAGATATAACATCTATGATTACCATCTTTAACTATGTAATTGTAATCAGTAAAATATTTAGTATATCTCATATATTTTCCTAAACATCTATTTTTATCTTCTCCTTCCTCAGGAATCTCAGAAGCACTTAGTGCTTCTAAAACTTCAATAGGTTGATCTGTAACAGTATCGTCTAATAAATCTTTTTCTAAAGCTTCAAAATCATACGAATATACTAAACCTTTTCGCTGCTTTTTAGTTTTATCATTACAAAATGATACTGTTTGTTTCATCTGTCTTTCAAACCACCTCAACTCTCTAAAGTTTCCCCATATACTTTTGATAGGAACTTTAAAGGTCTCCATCTCTTGATCTAATATAGGTACCTGCTCCACCCATCCATGCAAGATATCCATGCTTAATATACGATCTAATTAGTGTATTGTTGTTGTATCGTCTAAGCTTGTAATCTTCATAGGATTCGTTCTCTCCTCTTTTAGGAGAAAGGTCCATATCTTTAAATATAAGTGGTTTGTCCATTTGTTTATTTATTTAGCAAATATATAAAAAATTATGTAATCTCACAACTTCCTCCTGCACATGCTAGTTCTCCCTGTAAATCTGTATTATCTTCTATTTCTTTTACTTTAGTTAAATCAATTTCTGTCAATTTTCTGTACATAGTATTAAACTTTTTCTCATCTATCTCTTCAAAAGGGGCCTGTATATAAGTGCCGCCATTGTAAGGTAAAACAGATAATCCATTAAATGTTTCTCTGTTTTCCCACATCCAGTTTCCTACCATATCCCATTCTTCTTTCTTTATAGATACAGTTGCTGATACATTATGTGTATTGTTACCTTTAATGTGACCAGGTCTTACCCATTCTGTATTAAACTTCTGTACTCTATCTAGCATTTGTTTTGCAGTTTCAAAATTCCTAGCAATTCCCGTTTTAGGAGCGCGTTGAGGTAATTCTATTACTGCAGAATTAGGAAGTAAAGTCATGTCTTCTACTAATTCAGAGTGATTTTTAGCTAAATACTTATATAACTGTTCATCTTTAGTACATTGCATACGTCTTATGTAATAAGGTGAATGCCATGCATGTATACCTGAAGAAGTTCCTACTACACAACTAGTTGTACCTGAAGGTTTAACTGTTGTTACTCGTGCAGCTCTTCTAATACCTATCTTTTCTGCTGTATCAGCATTAGACATAATAGCAGCCTCTGCTCCCTGTCTTAAGTTAAGTGCAAGAACTGTACCATTACATATTCCTGTCATTCCTATACCAACTAACGCATCTTTCTCGGTAGTTTCCTGCCAAATACGTCTTAAGTAATGGAAATTAGTGAATCCTGCTTGTAATGTGCCAAAATAAGCAGCTACTACAGCACGTTTATTAAGGTCTTCTTGTCCTTTTATATCACCTGCATTTATTTCTGTTAAATTACAAAACTGAAAAGGGCGCAGCGCGATCTCACAACACGGGTTAGTTCCCCAATCTTTGTCATTAGAAAAATATACGCCTGGCTCACCTGATCCACTAGCTTGAATTCTTTTCCATAATCCAAGAAAGAATTTTTTAGTAATTTTATGTCTTAATAAAACTGCTGAATTGTTAGCACGACCTCTTTGTGGATTTGTTTCCCACCAATTACCTGATTTACTCGAAATCATTTCCTCATCTCCAGCAGAGAATAATGATATAAGAGCTGCTCTTCGTATACCACCTGCTAGTACAGCATCAGCTATATAACAAACTATATCATGAACTTCAAGAGCGCTTAACTTAGTTCCTTCTTTCTTTTTTTCTAGTAATAATTCTATATTAAATAGGCATATTTTTAATGGGTCAGGACCTGGAGCTTTTCCCCCAGCAGTAACTAACCGTGATCCTTTAGGTCTAATATCTGTATAATCAAATACAGGTTTAGTCTTTCGGAATCCAAAATATGCTGACATTAAATGTCTAACTGCGTCTGCCCATCCTTCAATAGAATCACCAACTAAATACTTTTGTGATTTTAAAGGTTTAACAATTTCAGGAAGCTTTGCTACATGATGATTCTGGACAGAATAACCTACTCCAGTTCCACCAAGTAACAAAAACATTGCCTCTGAAAATCCTCTATAATCATCAATAGGTAAATAAGCACAGTTATAAACACGAGATTCCGACTTTACAATCGCAGGTCCCGCAAACTGTGCAGCTCTCATTGACATAAGAACTTTTTTATCTACTAAATATGGTTTGTAATCTAGTATCTGTTCTCTTTGCTCAGGGTATTTCGTTATCATCATATCTGTATAACGGGTTACAATTTCTTCCCAAGTCTCTCTTCTTTTCTTTTTTGGTAAATACTTTGCGTATTTGTTGAATACAACAATGTCACTAAGTATTTGATTACTCTTATCCATATGTTTAATAAATTAATTAGTTAATTAAAAGGGGTAACAAATGTAATCATTTTATGTTATTAGGCCAAGCCTTAATCTGCTTTTTTACAGTTTGAGCTTTGCTTTTTCTCATAACATAAGATAATCCTCTTAGTTCAGGATGTACCTCCATGATTTTACGTCTTACCCGTGTAGCGCTTTCCCAATTGGTTAAAGCGTTTGCTTCTAAAGTTTGTAAAAAACCTTTAGCAGAAGAAGGTTGTACTACTCCTGTAGTAATATCTTCTTCCCATAGTTTTGCCATTAAGGCTGTGTCATTTTCCCTAGTTTTAGGGTATTGCTGTAGTATATCTTTTACTTTTATATACAACTTTGTTTTTAATGCTTGAAATGCCATGTTATTTATTTTTTTTTAATAATTCAGTTCGTTGAGCACCGTATTTTTTGGTTCTCTTGTCCACATAAGAATATCTTTTCTTTTTTGCATATTGTTTTCGCGCAGAAAGTCTGTTTATAGGAGACATGCCCCAACCAAACTGCATTGCAAATGAATGATAGTCTTTTGTTTCTTCGTTATATCCTTCCATAATTAAAATATGTATCTGATTGTATTCCATGGTATTATACTATCATGGAGTTCAATAAATTGATTAATAAATTTTTGTTTTAATTTAGCTTTGTATCTTACATTTTTACCACCATACTGAGAAGTTTTAGTTTCTTGTATTTCAGGTACCCAGAGATGTTTTTCTGTTTTCGGATGCTTCTCTAAATTTCTAAAGTGTTTATCTTGATTATGTGTTAAAAATATAACCTCAGCTAAAACTTTATGTTTGTACTCCTCTTCTACAATTGTATTAAGGCTTTTAAATAATTGTTCATAATCTTTTTGCCAGTTTTTATATAATATAACTGGACTAAAGTTTACATGTACATCGTATCCCGCTTTTATAAATGTGTTAATAGCTTTTATCCTATCTATAATTTTAGATGTATGAGGTTCATGTATATCTGCCATTTTTTGTGGCATCAGACTAAACCTAATACGGATCTTTCCTTCAGAATTAAAAGTAAGTAAGTCAGCATTTACATATTTAGTAGCAAAACTACCCATAGCAACAGAGTGGTCTTTAAAAAATTGAAATATCTTTTTCCACTTATGATGTTTCGCATGTAATGCAAAATCTTCGTTACATGAAATATCATAAGTAGTAAAAGTGGGATGAGTCTGATTAGGTTTATCTACAGGAGTAAAGAAAGCGTGATTATTAACTGCTGTTAATATATCGTTTTCATTTACAGCAATAGATAAACCCTCAGGTTGGTGACGTTTCATGTAACAATAAGAACAATTGTATAAACAACCGTATCCAAAACTAGGAGATATAAAATCTGTAGATCTTCCCGAAGGTCTGATCATCATAGACTTTCTAGTTATTTTTGTTATCATTATTCGTTCTGTTTTTAATGTCTTTTTCTATTTGAGAGGACCAGTAAATTCCTGTTACTACTCCTAACATAAATATTACAAGACTAGTTATTGTAAAAATTAGATCTTCCATATTTATTTAGTTTTAGATTCTTTTAAGATACGACCATTTAACTCTTTTAACTCTAGTTCTGCACCACTTAATGCGTCCTCTGCAATAGCAATTTTTAATAAGCATAAATATCCCATTAAATCATCTATTGTGTCATATGTAGACTCATCTAAACCCTTATTTTTAATACGTGCAAGTTTATCATCTATTCGTGCACATATATTTTCTATAGCAGAACCTTTTGCAAATATATTGCAGGGCTTTGTAGCTGAGTCTCCATAGCTAGCATTTTTAACTAATAAAAGATTAGTTACTTTTGTCATTATTTCTTTGATTTGATAATCTGTTTTCATTTTTAAAATTTAAAATGAGGTGGTCAGATAAGTTGACCACCTCTAATTAATACTAATTTACCTGCATTCTGTTATACGCCTCAACAGACATTATACATTCACCTCTATATTCATCTTGTCCTATCATAGCTTCTGAAAAGGTTCCATTATAAAATATAATTTGTTTATTCTCAGCAAACTTTTTAAATGATATATCTGTTTGCGCGCAATCTAAGATTAATATAAAACAGTCTTTATAATAACAATCATCAGGAATTCTATCCCAACCGTCTGTAACTATAATAGCAGGTCTGCCTGCTTTTTGTGCATTATAAATACATTGCGCAATATCAGTTCCTCCACCAATATGAGCAGAAAATAAATGCTCATTTTTTATTTTAGTCAGAGTGTCTTCATGAGAAAATAAGTACGTATCTCTCAATATCTGCATATCTAATAATTTAAAAGCTAACATTCTCGCCATATTTCTGTATGTAACAGTAGGTCCGTCCCAGCCTCCTAAGTTAAAATGAGAATCCATAGAACCTGAATCATCTATATAAACATCGAAACTTACATTATACTTTTTAGATCTAGTTGTTAAATCATCAAACAAAGCAACATGTGCAAAATTCTCTATATTTATAAGATCATCTATACATTCAGAATCAAATATAGATTCTTCTATAATAGTAGCTTTACCACTAGTCATTTGTGTAGCTCTATCTATAGTTGTTTTTAGAAAATTTCTTATATGAGATTCTTTAATACTTACCATTTTAGCTAGTCTAGGATCTGTTATCATATCTATCATTTCGATATCTTCAACACCATTACCTTTTCCTGCTGTTTTAGAAGTTTTATCCAGATTATCTAAATCTTTTTTAATCTTATTCTTTGCCGAGTTAGCAGCAGAGTCTAGATCTTTTTCAAAGTCTCCGTCTGGAGCAGGCTCTCCGTTTTGTAAAGATTTGTTATACTCTCCTATTTTATTTGTTAAATCATCTCCATGTTTTTTATATAACTTGTTAATAATTTCTATAACTTGAGAAGCAGCTGCATAACTAAAGCCTGCCTTACCATTCGTAGCAAATTGTAATAGATGGTTATCAACTTTCTGTAATAAAGAGTGCCACCAATATTTATCTGGTTGAATATCATAATTTTTACTAGGCTGATACCAATGATTAAATGCATCCATCATTAAACTAGAAGCTCCTTCTCCATTTATAAAAGATTTTGCTGTACTTTTATTATATAATCTTTGATATACTGTACTAGCTATATCACTATCAGGCTCATTTTTTATAATAGACCTTGCCTGAGAAGGTCTCATAGCAGTATTGCTACTTTCGTAGAAAGATTGGGTATTCCAATAACTTCTACCTTGTCTTAAACTATAATTTGTTTCCATTTTTTATTTTTTAAATTAAAAGGGGGCATTACACCCCCTTTATTATTACTGTATACTTTCCACATTTACAGCATCAAACGTTAACCCGTCTATCTCGTTAAGTTCTTCAAATACATTGTCATAGTTTTCAGTAGCCTTATGAAGTCTACTTGTCAATTCTATAGCTAAAGCATTAGTTTGCTCTAAATCTCTACTACTGTCATAGCATTTACGTAATATAGTTGCAACTTCTGCACCTAATTCCTTAGCTTTATTATGATAGCTTCCTACAGATCCCATTTCAACAATAGCATCGGCAACCTGCCCCATGTATAATTGAGCATAAGCTTCATTATTACCTTTAAGTATATCTTCTAAAGAGCTAACTAAAGAACGAACATTGTTCTCTCTTTTAGTCTCTAACTTAGACGATAATTCACCTAGTTTACCAGGAGCTATTAGCTCACAAGTTTTAAGTATAGCTTCAATATCACTTAAATTATAAACTAACTTAACTGCTTTAGTTATAAAAGGAACATGAAATACAGTTCGATCAGAAGCGGATGTGTAAATTGCTGTAAGAAATTTCTTCATATGCTTCTTTTCAATAGAAGTATTATTAATCTCTTTCGTAGTAGGAACGTTAAGTTCTACTTCTTGCACACCATGCTTGTCTTCCCATATTTCCTGCATTTTATCTGACCCAATTCTAACAACTTTTTGTGTTAAAACAAAACGATCCCAGAAAGGGTTTTCTAACTCATCATTAGGAATTACGTTACAAGAACCTGCGAAGATTTGCCACGCACATTTTTTAACCTCATTTCCATAAAATATTGCTTTCTCTCTCATAACAGAAAGTAAAGTGTTACGAACACCAGAAGTACCTTTATCTACTTCGTTAATTAAAACAAACTCTGCATCAGCAATAGGAGCATCAATTTTATATTCTTTGTCTTCTAACAAAGATTTCATATTAACACGTCCCTTAATTTCTGATGTTTTTGTTCCTTCATCTAACTCGATAACAAAAGTCTTTTCACGTACTTCATCTCTATTATAATTATATTTTGAAGCTGCATAATCTAATAAAGCTTGAGTTTTACCTACTCCAGGTTCTCCTAAAAGAAGTACAGGTAATTTTGTAGCTTCTCCTAAAGCCAACATTTGAAAAACTTCTGTTTTTCCTACTAATCTAGTTTTGATTTTTCTTGATTCCATTTTTTTTAATTGGTTTTTTATTTAAACATATTTAATTCTACTGCTCCTGTATTCTTCATACTAGTGCAGTCTTCGGCTCTCATATCCCAAACATCTGTTTGTCGGTGCCATTTTACTTCTTCTATTAGTTGTTGGAAACCTTTAACAGGCGAGCCTATTTGCGTGAATCCTCCAAACTCAGATACTTTTAAATCATTATCAGTCATTCTATATACTATAGGTAAATGCATACATTCCATTTCTGCAACTATAAACATAAAGTTCTTTAGTTCATAACCTGCAAGTTCTGGTTGTTGATGTTGCCAAGCTTTTATACCTGTTTGGTAAAAAGCGCCTTGTCTAAAATATCCGAATTTCATAAAGCTGTTTTTAAATTCTAAAACAGATTTACCTGTTGTTTTTAAATCTATAGGTTGTATAGTCTTTGCATAGTGGTCAACTACGACACGGTCTAGAAATCCTTTACATTTTATATCATTATAAACAAAATCTACTCTTAATTGGTCATATACATCTACCATAGTGTTAGCACTACAATCTTTCATATAGTATTTAGTATGCACGCTATTTTGGAGCATATTAACTACATCTGAAGCTTGTTCGTACTCAAACTCAGTAATAACTGATTTACCTACAGAGTTTTGTAAAAATCTCATATAGTTCTGTATCTCAGCTGCATTGTACTTTTTCCATACTGTCTCTTCTTTTAGTTTAAATCCTACTTTTTTAAAAGCAACATTAAACAGGGTCTCGACAGGGAGCCCATCATTGTTTACTTGCATATAGTCGTGCATTAGTTTACATAGATCCCCCATCATACCTGAAGGTCTACCTGTTCTAATAACTGCAAACTTATTATTAAATTCTCCTGGCTCTGTTATTAAACAATCTACAGCACTTCCTTTAATAAAGTATGTAGTTTCTTTTCTAACTGGCCTAAGGATATGTTCTCTATAAGCTGCGGGACTTTGTGCAAATAAATTTAAAGATGACACGCTCATTACGTGTTCCAGTAAAGGGTTGTTTACTTCTATCATTTTAAATTATTTGAATATTAAACACTAATTTTCTTTCATCAGATTCGATATAGTTTATTTGTCCAGAGCTTCTTACATACTGTACGTTGTCATCAGGTATTTTTTCAAACTCAACGAGTGTATCTAAGAACCACTTTGTCCAAATCCATTGATTATCACAATCCCAATTTAATCTGTCTCCAGGTTTATATATATCCATCCACACTCTTAAGTGCCTACCAGGCGGTATTTTAATTTGTGGTAGTTGAGTGATATATTCTCCTAAATATTTGTGAGCCCAACGCGTTACTTTAGACCTTGCAGTGTAATGCAAAGATCCATCATAAATACGCTGACCATTAATTGTCCAATATTTAGGTTTACCTGCTGACAAAGGATTAGATATAACTCGATTTTTAGAGACGTCTATTAAAAAGCCTTTAGAATCGAATGTCATTAATCCTTTTTGTATTTGAGTTTGATATTTCTTTGGTAGTTTTCCTTTATCGTGATCTTCTTTTTTGTAATACTTTGCCCTGCGTCTTTGGCTGACAGGGACTTTATCCTCATAATTTGGGATAATTATTTTCCATACTTTATTCATCTATAAGCATTTTGATTAATAATTGTCCGCAGTTTATTCCATATGTTTGTATATAATCACTTATATCTTTAGTTTTAGGATCTTTAATAATAACATTTTTAACTTTATCGTTATCAAGAAACTTTTCTAAAGTTTTTGCTCCATGCATTCCTGCTTCATCATTGTCGTATAATATAATTATCTTTTCGTATTTAGGTATAAGTTCTTTTAGTAAGTCAAATTGTGTTCTTGTATTTTCAGATTGCGGAGCAACCGCTTCGTAACCTAATTCAGATAGACACATTACATCTTTTAAAGATTTTGTAATAATTACAGTATCAGATTTATATTCAAGCTGTTCTAAACCTTGTAAATCTTCATGCTGTACATTACTCATCCATTTAAATTGTGTTTTATCTGCTAGAGGTCTATAAATTTTAGTTCTACCGTTAAATTTATATGCGTATATAGGATTATATTCCATATACTGCAGAATTAATTGTTTGTCTAAAAAGACAAACTTTGCAGAGTATACATTAAACTTTTTTAAAGTTTTAGATGTTACTCCAAACTGAGTCCAATATTTAGCATCGACTTTTGTCCAATGCTGAGGTTTTATTTGGATTAATTTTTTCCTTTCTATTACTTCGGGTTTGTAAGACGAAATTATCTTTCGTGTTACATTAGTTGCCTTTATTTTTCCAATACGTAAATCTAAATCATTATTTATAATGTTAAGGGTCTCTAAAAAAGTTGACCCATATAAATTCATTACTAAATCAAAACATGTTCCTTGTAATCCATTGAAATCTTTAAATCTTAATCCTCGGTCTTTTGTATAATACAATGCAAAAGAGGGATTTTTGTCCTCTCTAAAAGGGCTACTATAAGGTCTTCCTACTTGGAAATCAAATCCCAAGTAATGTCTCATAATATCTTCTTCAGTTATTCTATCTAATATTGCTTGCTTCGATAACTTTTCTGGTTCCTGGATGTTTGTTAAATCATACATAATAAAAATAAGAGAGATAGTAATAAATAGAATCTACAACTGTCTAGCACAGGTAGAGTTCGCATACTATCTCTCTTATATTAAGTTATCTTAATTGATTAAAATGGAAGATCTTCTTCAGTACCAACTACTTGAGTAGTTGCTGCTTGAGAAGTCTTTTCAGTTTTATCATAAGCTGTAATCTTTAACCCACTAGGAGTTTTAGTCATCGCTTCAATAAATGGTGCATAATTAGGAATAGATGAGTAATCTTTGTAATCGTATACAACTTTTAATCTCACTGGTGTGTGAGTATTAGCAGCTGACATAGTCGCACATAGATTAGTACATAATTCATCAAAATTATTACCACTAACGCTAAATTGGTCTTTTGGAATAAATTGTGTGCAAATATGTTTGATTCTAATAAGCATATTATTTATTCTTCTAGCAACAGCGTCTTCTTTAGACTCTCCTTCTTTAGGAGTTACATAATCTGGATTAATGTCAAACTCATTGTGAGTTAATTCATTAGCGTCAGAGTCTGTAAATTTGAAACTTAAGTAAGACTTTCCATTCTTGTCTGTCTTCTTTTCTACACCGCTAAATAGGCAATTGTCATTTACACCTACAGGAATTGGTGATGATCCTGATACTTCGTTTACATTTAATGCTTGATTAATTTGATACATAGTTCTTTTTTTTTGTTATTATTAATTTAATTGATTTAAAATATGTCCAAAGAATCTAATGATTCTTCTTCTTGTTGGTTTTGCATGTCTTGAATAGCATCTTCTTGAAAGTTCTTTTCTATGTTACTTTTTGTTGAAGTTACGTAATCAGTCCCAAAGACCTCTTCTTCAACTGCAGGGTTTGAACTTTCTGTTTCTGTAGCATGTTCAATTATATCTTCATCTGTTTGCGAAGATACAAAAGTTTCCATATTTACAGGGGCTTCTTCTAATGTATTTACAGCTTTAGAGTAATCATCTGTTGCTGTATTTAACATACTTTGTGACTTAATTTTGAAAAATCTATATCCAGGAAATCCGTCCATTTCTGTAGACTGTTCTGCTACAAATAATTTGACATTCTCTAAACTTGACTCTTCATAATGTGATCTTAGATCACGGTTGTGTGGTGTATTACTTAATACTCCTTGGTTATTTACTGCAACCCCATTTCCATCGGGTGCTACATAAATATTAACGACCTGTTCCGTATCACCTTCTTCTGGATATGCAAAGCCTACTTTGTTGTTGTCAGGACGAAGATTCATCCTAGACTGCAAAGCAGGGCTTATACGCATTCTACCAGATTCTTGTAATTCGATACATAGGTCATCGCCATAACGATTTAGTCTTTCGACTCTTTTTCCTACTAATCTCATAAAATTGGTTTTTAATTATAATACTTGTTAACTTCTTGAATAACTGTGTTAATATCATTAGGTATTTTACTTTCATTAAACATTCCTCTAGGGCTCTTACCAGTAGTTGTACCATCAGATTGAGTTAAGAATGAATGTTTTATGTTACCTTCAGCATCAGGACTTACATCTGTGAATAACACAATTGTAAACATCCCTTCCATAGTAATGATATTATCTACTAATTTACCTACTGTTTTAAATTTAAGCTTTCTATTACCTTGTAGGTCAGTTGCAGTTTCTGCATGTCCTACCATAATAAATGTAATATCTTCTCTTAAATCTTTACCAGCTGTTGCTATCTCCCAAGCGTGTAATCCTATATCGGTGAACTTATCAAAGCCTCGTTCGTTTGCTCTACGCATATACTCATTTGCCATAACATATTGAAAGTCATCTATAATAACTGTTTTTATGTGTGACATATGTTCATCTATATGCTTTAATGTAGATACAATTACAGAATGATTATCTGATTCTAAGTAATTACCTCTAGGATTCTCTTTTGAAAGAGTTGTATAGTTTTTTTTCCACCCTCTGAAGGGCATTGGTTTTTTACCAACATTAACTATAAAAGTTGATTTAGGGTCTAAGTGCTCAAAACTAGTTGATTTACCAGAACCCGATTCTCCAATGATTAAAATTTCTTGTGCCATTTAAATTAATTTATCGGTTTGTATAATTATTACGTCCCCGCATAAGGGATCTGCTGAAAATCTATGTAAAACAGTGGCTTTATAATTAATAGGTAAGCCCTGTATTTTACCTTCTTCGTTACAGACAACACTAAGTCCCTCTTGTGTTGACGGTACTACTTCAATCAACCCTCCTACTGCTTTTTGCATAATCTTGAGTTGATTTTTTGAGGGCAGAACAAACAATTCTTCTGCACCATCTGTTTTTATTATCTTTGCTGTCATATCTATAAATTAAAGTTTATTTCACTTGGTTTTTCATATTCGTCTACTTTACTGTGTTTAAGATTATCAAGCATACTTAATACTACTCCTGATTCTCCCTCACGGTTTTTTATTATATGCCAATATATCATTGCCTGGTCACTATCCAAAGGATTTGTAACAGGTAAATTATTAGGCCCATAAGTTTGTAGATGAAGCATAAAAGGTTTATGGCTAATCATAACTATATCTGACCCATGAAAAACTGCATCTGATCCAAATATGTCTTTTTTCATAGGATAATGTGTCATAGGGTTTGATAGTCTTTCAGGTCTTTCTAAATCTCGATTCAATTGACTTAAAACTACTACAACAATCTTAAATTCTTTTTTTATAAGCATAAACATCTTATATAAATTAACTAAAATCTCCCTCTCTGATGCTCCTTTACCTCCTCTCGTTAATAATGTATGATCAAGAAACACTACTGTTCCGTAATCATCTCCTTTCTTTCTCTTTTCATTTGTGTGAAATCTTTTTATAGTGCTATAAATTTGCTGTACTGATCCTGGAATATCTACATAATATACGTCATAATCTTTTATCGTATCTTCTACTACAAATCTAGATCTTTCGAAATCTAAATCTTTTAATGAGTCGCTACCTGAATATAGTTCAGACGAAGTCAAGTTTAATTTAGAAGAAATTTTTCTTCCTACCTGCTTCATTGCTAGCATTTCGAAATTAAATGATAATATTGAAAAGTTTTCATTAGGGTTAAAATCAAACAAACTCGTTTCCATTTCATTTGCAATTGAGGATTTACCTGAGCCAGACATACCTGCCACAGTAACTATTGTTCCCCATTCCAAACCTCCTGTAATTGAATTGTTTAATTTAGCCCATCTTGTTCTAAGCGAACGTATGAGTCCTTTCCTTCTATCATCGATATACTGTATAATTTCATCACTGGCCGTCTTTATATGTTTATACTTTAAGCTTCTAGCTGATTTTACCGCCATAATTGATATTTTTATTTGGTTCATTACTTTCAGTATCTAATATATTAAGAGTGTCTTTCCAAATTTCTTGTTTAAGCCAATTCTTTAGTGTCTTAATATAGTTCATACCATTTCGTTTTTGCCTGTTGACATAGAATTCAACAGCTTTTTGTAGTCGTTGAGGTGAACATCTATTTCCCTGAATAATACTGAGATACATTTTCTTTATCTCTTTGGTACCTTCTTTTAAATAATCTGTCCTCCCACTAGGCCTAATAGCCTTGGTCGGATATGAAGATAAAAAGTCATCAAACTCTTTACCATATATACTATCCGCCAAGTCTACTAAATCTTCATCTCCTAAGAAAGGGTTATCTGATTTCTGATTTGAATAACTATCTACTAGATCTCGTATAAACACATCACTTTTATCTGTAGCTGCCCATTTTCCTTCCGTCATAGTTATGAATCCTCTGTCTTGAAGATTCTTAACCGCTTCAGAATTAATTGTGTTAACGTTACGACTATAAGATTTAATTAAATCTTTTTTATCATAAACAACACAATAGATAACTGTATACTCTTCCAGTGTTAGCTGGTTTTCTATCAGTATATCTATAAATGGTTTGCCAATTGCAATCATAAAAATAATATATTTATAAATTAATAATTTCGCTTATATCATCTATCCATTTCACTGTGTAATCACTTTTTACTCTCTTTCTAACCCATTTTAGTTCTTGTGTTCCTTTGATGTATAAGTTCACATAAATTGCTTTCTTGCCATTTTTTAATCTTAATGTACGACCTGTTCTTTGAATACTGTCTAGGGCTTTTGAACTGCCAGCAACACATATTCCTAAAGAACAATCTGGCACATTAAGACCTGCATTTAACGCTTTAACGGAACTTAATATTCTAACACCTTTCTCTTCTCCAAACTTTTCAAGAGTATCTTTACGATCGTTCTTATGCATTTTACTATGAAATACGGAACAATCAGATCCAATTACTGTTTGAATTTGCTCAGCAAACTCTATGCTTTCGCTAAAGATTAATGTTTTCCTATTAGGAAACTTATCAGTTAATTTCTTAACTAATACTAATTTACTAAATGCATTAAAACACATTTGTTTCCTTTTATTCATCATCTTATAATATATAATAGATATCTTCTTCTTAGGATGATTACTCGATTTCATAAATTTACTTGCATTTTTAAATGCATTAAAAGGTCCACCGAGTTCATCTGTACAATCTTGAAGAAGCTTATCTACTCTATTATATTCTAGTGCTTCTTCAGGTGTAAAACTAACACCTAAATTATACACTGTATAAGGGGACACAATCCCCAGTTTTCTCGCCTCATTTAAATTGGTTGTTTTAATAATAGGGGCGTGTTCATGTAAATAATTAAAATACTCTTCGTTTTCAGGAGGCGTTGCTGTGAAGCAATACATCCTTTCCCAAAGATTATTTTCATAGAAATTTCTATATGATGTAGATAAGGTAGTGTGTACCTCGTCTACAACAACGATATCCCAATGATGTCCTGCAAGTTTATATGCAGATTGTATACACATGAATTCTACTTGTGGTAATAAATGTTCTAAATTCCAAGTATGGAATTCTTTAACCCATTCATTGTCTCTAAGATTCTCAGTAGGCACAATTACACATGCCGACTTGTTAGAATCTTTTCCTAAAGTATTTTTAATTGCTAAAATACCAATCCTAGTTTTACCAAGACCAGTAGCAGCAATAGAAGTACCTTTGTAACCATTCGAGACCCAAGCATCTAGATGTTCTAATTGAAGTTCATCTTTTTGTTCGTTAAATAAATCTGTTTGAATCATTTTTCCCATTTTGAATTAATACTAGGTTCAGCTTTCAATAACTTATTATTTAAAATAAGCTCTGCAGCTCTTTCCATTTCGTAACTTAAAATTTCTGACCATTCTGTGGAGTAATCTGTTGGACACATTGTATCAATTTGATCATGTACTGTCATAACTAACTTAACTGGTAAGTTGTCATCTTGTATTCTCTTTCGTAAGAAAGCCAATGCAAGTTTAGTCATGTCAGCACCTGTACCTTGAATAGGAGTATTTTTAGATGCACGTTCAATTGAACCTAACACCTTCATGTCTCCTGAACTGAATCCCATACCAGGGAACCAATCTTCAAACCATCTGATCCTTCTGAAAGGCGCAAAGGTTTTAATGTGACCGTATCGTTTTCCGTAATTTCCTAGACTATTTAGAAACTTTTTAATTGAGGGGAATACACTAAAATATTTATCTATTAGTATCTGTGCTTCTTCTGTACTTATCTGTAAAGTGTTTGCTAATTTAAATGGACCCATGCCATAAGCGAGGCCAAAGTTAATGGTTTTTACGTTAGTACGCAACTTTTTCTTACCTTTTTCATCAGCTTCTCTCCATTTGTCTTGAAATACTAGATCTGCGCACTCACTGTGTAAGTCACCGCCTTCTTCTAGAATTTTTAACCAAACAGGGTCCTTAGATCCTGTCGCTATAATACATAATTCCTGAGAACTATAATCGGCAGATACTAGTACTTGATTTTCATCAGGTATAAAACAATGTCTAAACTTATTGTCTGCAGGTATCTGCTGCATATTTGGAGAGTTACTAGCAATTCTACCAGTATTTAATACTTGATTAAATCTAGTATGAATCTTACCATCTGCTCCAATATTCTTTAAGAATTCTATACCATATGAAGTAGCAAGCTTTGCTTTCTCTTTATACTTTACATAGTTATTTATTAATCCGTGAGTTCTATAATTTATCAGTTCTTTTCCATTTACATTTTCTAAATCAGGTACTAAAATTTTGAATACTCTTAATACTTGTGTAGGACTAGACCATTTAACCATAATTTTTCTAATATCTTCTGTTGCTGTAAATAATTGTGTCTGTACATTTGGATTAACAAAACTAGATAACCTTGGATCTGCCATAACTAATTGATCTAATGTGTCTTCATACTTAATCATTTCGTCTTTGGAATCCTTCGCTATATTACTCCATTGTTCTGTATCCAATTTAAAGCCATTAAATTCTATGTCTGCTAAAGCTAAACTTGCAGTGTTTTCTAACTCTGCAACGTCTTCTAATTTATGTTTTATGAGTGTTTGCTCTTGAGCATTCCTTATAAAACATAGATACTCTACATCTTTAGCACCATATACTATTTGATCGTCTTTAAAGGGTTCGCCTTCTAAACCAACGAATTGGTTTCTAACGTCTTTGTTTAAGTCTACCTGTAGGTAGCGCTTACAAAGCTCCTTTAAAGAATATCGTAAAGTAAATTTACCACAATGAATAATTTGGTCCACTAACATAGTATCCCAACATCCATTCATAGTAATATTACCCCACCTTTTAATAACTTTATAATCAAATTTGACATTATGTAGAATCTTTATTATAGAGTTTGATTCTAAAATGTCACGTAAAGGTTCAATACTTACGTGTCTTGTGTCAATAACAAATTGTTCGTTATCGTCTCCTATTTGAAGCATTAGCATTCTCTTTGTTTGGAAGTCTAATCCTTCTGTTTCAGTATCTACACCTAGATACTTTTTGTCTTTACAGTAGCTAACCGCATCTTCAATAGTTGCTACTTTATAATGTTCCGAAGGAATATTTCTTTCGGGTCCTATATAATTTATCATTGTTCAAATAGATTTTGAAAATTACCTTGTGCGTTTCCTACTACACCAGAATTCTCCATTTCTGACATCAAATGATGAGGTTGTAATGATTTGTTTTCAACTTTGAAAGTCATAAGCTCATTTTCTCTCGGTAATCCCTTAGTTTCAAAGCTCAAAAATATACATTCTGTACGATTCTTAGTTGCCTTTTTGTAATCTTCTCTACTTGGGCGCCCTGCTTCTGCCCTTCTTAGTTCTTCTGGGCTCATCTCATCTCTACGAATAGATGAAACATACGCTTCTGATACAAAACACACAAGATCAGCCTTCGCTAAAGTTAGCATGTGTTGCATAATTTCTCTACATTTATCTCGTAGTTCTTTTTCTGCCATTAATTGTGGAGCTACAGGCATAATTTTAAATTTGCCTTTACTTGTTCTAACATACATAACAGGAGGTAATTCTACTCCACCCTTTACTACGTTAGATACATGTTTTAATACTCTAAGTTTAAACTTAGCCACCTCGTTAGTTACCATGTTATATAGTTTAGTTAATAAATAATTTAATAAGAAAAAGTTGAGAGATGAGTCGAACCAGACCGATAACGAGGAAAACCCTCTTTAGCATGTTATCTATGTGTAGTAACCCTTGGCATAGGATTTAACTACTGTGTGCTCATCTCTCTTCTTTTAGTTTAAGGACCCGCTTAGCGTTGTTAGCCATTGAGACTGGATCATTCAGTCAATGAACAGGTATTGCTTTGGGGTCCTTTCAGTTACATTAATACGTAAGTACTGCCTCTTTTATAAGAGTCATTGCATCACGTAATTGTTCATTTTCTACTTGTAAAGTATCAATTTTAATATGCGCTATACTTAATTTGTCATCTACAGTTAATAATTTATCAGCCATAAATGGTTTATCAGTAAAGGTATTACTTATAAGATCAAACATTCTTCTATAAGTCTTGTCTACTTTATATAGATCTTTGTGTGTCCTGCTATAATGTATAATAGAACTATGATCTCTATTTAAAAGATCACCTACTTCTACTGTACTTAATAATAATTTTTCTCTAGCAATAACAGCAAACATAGTTTTAGATTCTACATACGCTCTCTTTCTAGTTCTAGATATCATCTCTTGCTTTGAAATGCCGAATACATTAGTAACTATTCTAAATAATTTATTAATGCTTTGCGTCTCGTCATAAATTTTGTTCATAATAATCAATTTTAATTAAGATATTTGAAATCCACCCGATTCTTTTGCAAACTTTGCAAACTGTAACGCATTTTCCACACTAAAAGGATATGATGCAGCCCATGCCTCACGTTTACCTGTTCCTTCGCAACCATTACATTTTCCTTTTACATGTTCATCATCACGTTTACCTGTGCCGTTACAATGCATACAATCTTCTTTATCTAGTTTAGCAATAGCTTCTTCATACCCTTGAGCATACTTATCAAGAGCACCACTCTTATTCTCTTTCATTATACGTGCAGCTATCTTAATACCTTTAGTTTTAGATATAGTATCAAAGTTATTCCAAGTACCTTTAACCATATCTTTTTGAGTTAATATATCATGACATATATTACATACATATGTCCATAGTGGTCTCCACCACCATGCATTGTTTCTAAAATATATACCAGGATTAACTTTTTCATGTTCATCCCAAGCAATCGTATAAGCTTCTCTAAGATCTGGAGTAACAGTAGACCAATGATTGTCTTTTAAAATCTTAGGCTCTGGCTGGTTAATTTTAGGTGCCACCCCGTGTAGATCAAATCCCATAATAATAGTTTTAAATAGTTAATAAAAAGTGGAGGTGGTGGGTTTCGAACCCACGTCCATACTGTATCCACATAAATAGATGTACAAGCTTTTAAGTAATTGACTATATTTTTCTAGAGTTACACATTACTTACGTGCTCTCTTTACTACGGTATTTCGCTTAGTCAAGCGAAACAGACCTGAAGCTCCTAGAGCTAATTAGGCCATCTTTGTATTAAGTGACAAATTACCAAAAA